TGCCCTCCGATCCCTGGTGGCATGAGTGGCACAGCTCGAAGGTCGGACCTCCCTGCTTGCGCCCGCCCATCCCCCCGCGCCATGCGTGAGCGCCTTCGAGACGGAAGGCCGGGGGGCCGGGTGGTTCACCGCAAATCAGGCACCTTCCCCCGTTGCCGTATCTCACCGGATCGAGCGCGCGGATCTCCGGCCCTGACAGGTATTTCTCTGTCGGCACCCACCACGGGACTCCTGATCCGGTGGGGATCACGCCCCGGTCCTCTCGTAGCGCTTGCCCGCACGCCGGCATTCCTTGCAGTCGCGCACGCTCGTGACATCCGCCCTCGGACATGAGAGCGGATCGTTCTCGTCGTGAGCATCGCACAGCCCGCAGTACGGGTAGCGCGCAGACCCCGGCGCCGGGCTCGAGAAGTCCCCCCGCGCGTATCTTGTCGCCGGCGTGTCGGCGTAGCGCTCCTCTGCCGCTTCGATGAAGGCGGATGCTGACAGAGCACTCACTCGTCACCCCAGGGGTCGATAGCAGATGCGAACTCAGCCTCGACCGCGCTGTCAATCGTGAGCGGGTGGGCGGGGACCCCCGCGTCTTCAAGCGCCCGGATGTGCCGCGTGCGGATCCCGTCTTTGATCTCGGCGTCTCCGGAGGTGTCTCGCCAGTCCTTGGCGGTGGTCGTCGAGCCGTCCGGGTTCGTGTGCGTGCGCCACCTCGACTCGAAGCGGTAGCTCCCGTCAGGCAGCGGCTTGTCCTTGCTCCCGTGCATCTTCACGAGCTCGCTCATCCTCGTGCGGAAGTTCCCGAGACGGACCCGGTAGAAGTCCGGACCCTCGACCCACCTACCCCCGTCGAGCAGACCGAGGCACCGCTGCTGGTCTTTCGAGTACATCGCGTCCTCCTTCGTCTAGGTCAGTGACATCTGCGCAGTCTCACGCTTCATGCCCCACGCGCAGCCCTTGCTGTGGGGGCCTACCTCTCCGCCTCCCTTCTGGCACTGGGCTTTTCCCGTGGTAGGACCGGCCCAGCACTCGCCGCAGCGAGCGGGGCGGTTCTCCGGTCTTGTGCGTGTCCATCTCATGGCAGGATCTGATACCTCACCGTGCCCACACCCGAGAACCCTAGCGCGGTTGCAGTGCCGGGCCCAAGGTCGAACGTGCGGCCACCTACGAACGGACCGCGGTCGTTGCACGTGGCGACACAGGTCCGGCCCTGGTACTCGAACTCGATACGTGTGCCGAAGTCCATTGATCGGTGAGCGAAGTTCATCATGCCCTGTACGAGCGTGGCGCCCGACGCTGTCGGGTTTCCATAGAGCGAGGGGCCGTACCACGAGACGCGCGCAGAGTTCCAGCCGCCACTCGCCGCAGACGTGCTCGAAGTTGCGCGAAAGACCGGCTTGGGAATCTCGACCATCGCCCTGGGTATGACTTCGAGTCCGGTTCTCGGCATGGGGTCTGTCGGTATCTTGACCGCGGGGACATCGAGCGGCCGGCCGTGCGCCAGCTCGGGAGCGAAGAACACCACCACCCAGACGGTGGCGAGGAAGGCGAAGGCCATGATGGCGATCGCGAGCAGTAGCACGGCGAGTCCGATCACCGGATTGCGACGTTTCATCTTGCTCCTCCCTGTTGTCAGCGACGTTAATCTCTCTATCTGGATATTGGAATAAGGATAGCATCCATTGAGCAGAGCGTCTGCAGTGCGGTCGCTATGCGGACGCATCGTTTTCAGCCCTCCGTTTCGCATGCATCGCGAGGGCCGCTGAACGCGCTTGTTCCCTGCGTGACGCGCATTTCTGGGCTTCCTGGTAGAGGCGGTTGGAGAACAGCGAGCGCTCTCCTTTTTCATTCTCTTCAGTCAGTATAAGGATTGGAGAAGGCCCATCGGTTGTGAGAAAAACCCACGCTTTGCCGTATCTCTTGACGGCGATCGCGTGGGGCAGATGGCACCCGGCATCCCCGTATTCCCACATCGAAGCGAGGCAGTGGATGTACTTTCCTTGGTTGGCGAATGAGAGGTTCTGCACCTTGGGATCAGCGAGCCAGTCCTTGGCGTAGAAGGGGAAGGAGGGGGCGCGGTCCTGGGTGGGCATTCACTCGCCCCCAGACAGCACAACAGGGCCCACCGAATGAGGAGCGGCTTGGCGAGTCGCCCAGTCCGGTGAACCCTGTTCTGCCCTCTGCATGAGAAAAGCTCCTGTCTGGTTGTCGCGACTCGCCAACGTCATCTTCCTACAACACCCCAGCCCGTGCAACCCGGTGTGGCTGCACGGGCCACCGCAATCAGAAGGGGATCTCCTCATCGTCCGAACTCTGCTGGGCGCTTGCCCCGCTCATGATCTCGATCTCGTCGACCACGACCTCGAGCTTGGACCGGCGGTCCCCCTGCGGGCTCTCCCACTCGCTCCAGCGCAGCTTGCCCTCGACCACGATCTTTGAGCCCTTGGACACCATGCCTGAGATGACCTCGCCGCGCCGGCCGAACAGCGTGACATCCACGTAGTTCGGATGATCCTCCCAATCCCCAGCAGAGTTCTTGCGACGGTCGTTGACCGCCATCCTCATCCCCAGCACCGACAGCCCTCCTGCCGTCTGTCTGAGTTCCGGGTCCCTAGTCAGATTGCCGCTGATCACGACGCGGTTGATGCTCACGGTGTCTCCTTTCGTTCGTGTGTGCGTGAGGTAGTTCTTGACCGCGCGGACGTGCGCACAGCGCGACCGGTACGGGTGGTGCTGCCCGTGGGGGCACGTGCAGGTCGAGACGTGGCGGTCGATCGTCACCGTGTAGGTGTCGCCCCGTCCGACCACCGTGGCGCGGGTCACAGAGCCAGACTCGAGGATCCGCACGGACCCGTCTGCGAGCAGGGTGTCCGCGCGATCGGTCACCAGGGGATCTCGGGGGCGTCTTCGTCCGGCGGCGTGAAAGCCGCTGTATCGTCGGCAACCACCACATCGGGCACTTGGTCGCTACAGACCGGGAGCGGGGGAGAGGGGCGCTCACGCGCGCTCGCGTGGGCAGTTTCCGCACTCGTGGTCGCAACGATCACCGGGACTCCGGTCATCTGCTGGATCTGGCGCCGGAACTCCCCCTCGTCCGAATGGCGGTCTGAAAGGTGCAAGAGCCAGACCTCCCGGAGGCGTGAGCGGTCATTGGCCGCGAGGAATCCCTTCACCGTCTCGAGGCTCATGTGCGTCTTGATCGTGCGGTTCTTCACCGAGCGGTCAAGGTCCGAGCCGCGGATCGCCTCCCAGGTGTGGTTCGCTTCTATCATCAAATGGGATATGCCCGGTATCTTCGGCCGGATGAAGCACGTGTCGCCCGAGTACATTAGCCGTTCCCCACCCGAGTCCAGCACGAACCCGAGCGGCTCTGCGGCGTCGTGCTCCGCAGCGAATGGCGTCACGAGCCACGTCCCTATCCGGGTGGGCGCGTCGAGCACGTGGGCCCGGTGCCCGAACAGACTCAGTGCATCGAAGGTGCCGGTGCTCGCATAGATGTCCACGCCTGCCTTCATGATCTCAGGCGCCGAGCGGGCGTGGTCGAGATGTTCATGCGAGACCAGACACCCCTCGACATCCGTGAGCTTGAAGTCCAGGCCACGGCGGATCTCACGCAGGGGCAGGCCGCACTCGAGCAGCAGGGCCGTGTGCCCGTCGCTCACGCGGTAGCAGTTGCCGGTCGAGCCGGATCCGAGTGAGATGATCTCCACTAGAATCCCGGCCCTTCGCCTTCGACGATCTCAGGGCTGTCGAGTACGGGCAGCTCGATAACCTCGCCCGCGTTCGCCTCCTCGAAGATAGCCTCCTCGACCTGTGCCTCGACCACGTCTTGCTCGGATGCATCGAATGCCTGGATGAGCAGGTCCGCGTCGTCGGAAGCGTTCACGATCGGCTTGCAGGTGCGGTTGATGAGTGTCTTCACGGCCATCTGTTCGGTGAACTTCGCGTGGGTGGAGTCGGGCTTGAGCGACCCGTCCTCATTGACGGGCTTCATCTTCGACTGCCGCCAGGCCTGCTTGATCTCGTCCATCGTCATGATGACGGTCGTCTCGCGGCCGTCCTTGTAGATCACCGAGCAGTACGCGGCCTTGATCTCGGCCTTGTCGACGTTCTCGAGCGCCTGAACGTGGTTGACCACGTGCTTCTTACCGCGCTCGATCGCGTACTCGAAGGTGTCGCCGGCGTACACGACCTGCGCGACGATGTCCTCGATCGACTCGTCGGCCCGCATCGCCACCGCCATCGTGCCGAAGTAGCTGCGCTGGAAGGTGAGCACGTTGCCGTAGGCGATGAAGTACCCCTGCTTCTTGGCCGGGTTGAGTCCCTGGATCACCATGTTCAGCAGGGCATTGGCGATGCTGGCGCGCGTGCAGACACTGAGCACGGGCTTCTTGTCCTTGTCGACCGCCTCCTGCAAGATGAGCCATGCGGATTTGAGACTATTCTGGGCGGAATAGGCCGGCGGGAAGTGCAACTCCCCTCTCGAGGCGAACTCCCGGACCTTGGCGGCGACGACGTCTACCGTCTCCTCCTTCGCGGTTGCGAGGCTGTCGTTCTTCGTCTGTTCGGTCATGGTCACGCCCTTTCTACTCTGAGCGACTCGTCGCCCGTGGACACGTACAGTGCGATCAGCTGTGAGCCGATCGGCGGCAGGGTGGTGATCGCCTCGGCGTTGTCGAGGAAGATCGGCGCGGTCTGGTTGTAATGGCGCGACAACGTCTCGATGATGTCAAGCCCCACCGCGATCTGGGCGGCGTTGTTGAGCCCCTTGGAGTACGGGACCCCGTTCACCAAAGTCTCGCAGCACTCCGTGATGCCGCCGTTGATCTGCTCTTCGAAGAGCCGGAAGCGAGCGAGCAGGAAGTGCGCGTTGATGCGGTCCTCGAGCAGTGCGACCTTCGTGCGCACGAACTCCTCGACCAGGAACAAGTCGGCCTCGAGGCTCTCGAACTCCGATGCCAGCCGCTTCTCATCCGCGGATAGCTCCGCGACTCGCGCCTTGCCCTTCGCGTATGCCTTCGCATCCTCGAGCTGGGACGCCAGGGCACTCCGGGCCGCGGTGATGCGGTCCTTCTCGGCCTGCAGTTCTGCGACGCGGGGCGCGGTCGAATCATCAGCCTTGGCGATCTTCGCCTCGACCTGCGTGAGCTCCGCAGCCTTCGCGGCGCGCTGCGGGTCTGCCGTGGGCTCCACGATAGCGGGGGCCTCTTCGGCCTCGAGCATCGCGAGGTGGCCCTTGGCGCTGTCGATGTCCGCCACCACGCCGGCGATGGTCTCGCGCTTGGCTGCGATGCTCTTCTCGAGTTCCGCAGCCTCGGCCTTGAGCTTGCGGCCGTCCGAGTTGATGCGCTCGAGTTCCTCGGCCTTGAGGCGGTTGTGCTCCGCTTCCGCCTTCGCGATCGCGGCTTGGATCCGCTCCGGAGGGAGGGGCTGATCGCACGCCGGGCACACGGTGTCCAGCTCGGGCTTGGGGAAGGCCCTCGCGTCGGCGGTCTTCCACTCCTCGCGCAGATCGGCCATGCGGGTCTGCTTGCGCTCGAGGTCTTCTTGGGCATCGTCGAGTGACCGCTGCTCTCTGCCCAGCGCGCTTTGCATCTCATCGATCCCGTCACGCGCGGTGGAGAGCACGCCGCGGTGCTTGGACGCCTGGGCGTCCGCCTCGGCCTGTGCGATGTTGCGGGCGCGGGTGGCCTCGTTATCGATGGCGAGTATCTCAGCCTCGAGTTCAGCTTTGCGCTTGGCGAGGTCCGCGTGCCCCCCGGCTTCGACCTTGGCGATCTCGGAGGCGAGACGGTCGATCTCCGCGTCGTGCTCCGCGAGGTCACCGGCGATCACGTCTTCTTCGGCGTGGGGCTTGTCGGGTAGTCCCCGCTCGACCTCTGCGATGCGCACCGGTATCTTGCCGAGCTCGTCGTTGATCTCCTTGCGCCGCGCGGCCAAGACCTTCTTCTGGTCCTCGAGCTTGCGCCCGCCCAATACGTCCGGGAGCCTGGCGAGCTTCTTGTCGCTCGCGATGACATCCTCATCCGAGATGTCCCCAGCCACCTCGAGCACGATCCGGCGCCGGTCCTCCCAGTGCAGGGAGTTGAAGTGCGCAGGGTTGGTCAGCAGCCGGAAAGCCTCCTCGTCGGCGATCTCGGCTATTGCTGCTTTGTACTCCTTGAGCGGTACCGGCACACCGTCGACGAAGTAGTCCGTCGAGTGCCCGGTGAACGTCGAGTGCGCCTGGCCGCGCTTCTTGGTCCAGGTCTCGTGGTAGACCTTGCGCAGGTTGCGCATGACCGAGTAGTCATCTGCGGGGGACACGTCGATATCGGCCTCGACGATGTGCTCGAGGTTGTGGATCGCCTCGCCGGTCTTGTCCGTGGTCTTGATCGCGAAGTCCTTGCGCCCGGATGAGTCCTTGTCGAAGAACAGCCAGTGGATGGCATCCGATAGCGTGGTCTTGCCCGTGGCGTTGTCGCCGTAGACGTTCGCGTTCTTGCCCTCCGGCTCGAAGGTCAGCTCGCGCACGCCCTTGAAGTTCGTGAGCGTCAGTCTGTGAAGCCTCATGCGTCCTCCTTCTTCCTTAGTCGACCCAGCGCTGCCCATGCTCTTCGCGCAGCTCCAGGTAGGTTGATACGTCGTATATCTTGCCGGCCGCCGTGATGCCGATCACCGCCGGGGCCCAGCGTTCTTTGAGTGCGGGGGACCCCTCGAGTCTGCGGTGTACGGTCCTGCGGTGAACCGGTTTGCCGGTCAGAGTGGTCTCGATCGCGGCCAGGTCGCTCACGGTCGCGATCCCGCGGGGGTGGAGTTCGCTCCAATCCAAGAATGTCACCTCCTCCTTCGTCGTGGTCGGTGCCCATGCTACCGCGTCCGGGCGACGCTGTCCACGTAGGATAGCGTGGCGCTCTGACATCACAACCCGGCGAGCGCCTCCACAAGTCCCGCTGCGATCCCCGCGAAGATCAGAGCGGCGGTGAAGCAGAGGACGGTGTGGTCCGCGATCCAATCGCTCACGCGCTCCTCAAGCGTCCGGCTAGGCATCGTCGTCTCCGTAAGCGCACTCGGTGTACTCCGGATCCGTCAGCACCCGCAGCCGCTCGACTGCCGACTCGATATCGCCGGGCATCCGCACATCGTTCTCGAAGATGCACTCGTGGACCTTCGCCACCAGTGCGGCGATCTCGTGCTCCGGCTTCTCGAACGCCCCTGCGCGGTGCTCGCACTCGCCGCCGAACTCGCAGCACTTGAACCCTGCGCAGGGGCCCCAGGAGCAGGTCTCGGGGTCGCGGGTCACACGCATGTCGAGCGCTTTGATCTCCTTGCTCACCCGCTCGGCGAGTTCCGCGCAGGCATCTGCCAGCGCGCTACTAATCTGCGAGTGTGCGGTCAATACTCCGAGTGTCCGGTTGATCCCTGCCGTAGCGTCCTCGGCGGTGAAGCCCACCGCCCCCACCTTCGATGCCGCGTGAGCGATCTCGCCAAGCCGCCCCTGTGGCGGGTTCACGGGGTCAGGGTCGCTCGTCGGCTGGTACCCGCCGCGCTTCTCGGCAAGTGCTTCGAGCTGGTCGAGCGCCTTGAGTGCCTTCGGGGTCGGCTTGCAGTGCAGCAGCCGAGCGCTCGTCTCGATCTCATCCCGCACCTGTTGTGCGAGTCTTCGTGCCTTGCTCACAGCTACCTCCTCGGCTTCTTCGCGCTCTTGCGCGCGACGTGTGCGGCGTGACGGGTGCGCTCGCGTTCCTTGCGCTCGCGTGCCTGGCGGATCTCGGTCGTCTCCTCGATCGTCATCGCGTTTCCTCCTTCGGTCGTGCGGTCAGATGATCGTCCAGCGGGTGATTACCTGGGGCTCGGTGACGTCGGATACCAGGTTGCGGAGTTCTCCGAGGTCGCTCCAGTTGATGTCGGCGATGTCGCGCCGAGCCTCCGTCACCTCGGCGAGGAAGTGCTCGGGCTTGCCATCGTAGATGCTCTCGGCGGTCAGGGTGACGGCCTGGAAGATGCCGAGCGCGATGACGCGGCAGTGGATCTCCTCTCCGGTGCTGGTGACTGCGACGGTCGTGTAGAGGTTCATCACCCTCACCTTCCGCTCAGTGCGTGCTCGGGCTGGACAAGACCGGCGGCGATGGCGATGCGCGTGCCCTGCTCGCTTTCCAGCGGCCAGCAGTCGGGGATGTGCTTGCCGTGGCGGTGGGTGTGGCATTCGGCCGGGAGCATGCCGAGCGCTTTGATCTCCATGCCGAACTCGGTATCAGCCTCGACCTCGACGAGTCCGCAGACCCGCTTCTTCTTCCCGCCCTCGGTGATGGTCCCCGCGATGAGGTATGTGCCCTTCATGGTCGTCCTCCTTCTGGGGGGCTTGCGCCCCCCGGGGTTGGGGCTCTTAGCGGGGGTCGCCCTCGACCAGGTAGGCGACCTGCATCCAGAAGTCCGGGTCGCTGTCACTGGTGGCGACCACAAGATGTGTGTATGGTGCCCACCCCAGGACTTCGCGCACTTCGTGGTTCTCGAACTCGTAGACGCTCTCCATGAGGCTTTCGTCTACCTCGAACGGCTCGTTGACAATCTCGATCCGATCGGTGTGCTCGTCGTACTTGATTTGTGTGGCTTTCATGGTCGTCCTCCTCCGTTGTCCTGCGGTCATCTATCACTATACTCGTTGCGTGGACGGTGTCAACGCTTTGTTTCTCTGGGAAGCACGAAGCCCGCAGGATGGGGGATCGCTGCGGGCTCCGCCCGGATCGGGCGATTCGCCGCTCAGTCGCAGGGCCGGGGGTGGCCGCGCCTGAAAATCGCCAGCCCGACCTTACCGCTATTTCAGCGGACAACGCAAGAGGGACCCCGGTTTCCCGAGGCCCCCCGCCGTCCTAGAAGTTGAACGCATCCGGGTATCGTGCCCTCCACCATGCAGCCAGGGCCAGGCCAGCGGCTCCGCCTACTGTGGCGGCCGCCTCGCCGGTCACACCGAGCGACATCAGGAGCGGTGCGCTCACCAGGCCCAGCACGATTCCAATGACGACGACGACACCCTGCATCAGTGTTCTGATCAGGTTGGCCGGGTTGTCCGGCTCGAACTCCTGTTTGCGCCACCAGGCCGCTACGCCGAGTGCGACCGTGCCGAGAACGACCGACCACACCGGCGAGACCCCCGTGGACTGCCACCAGCTCTCAGTCATCATGGGCAGCAACGCCCCGATGACGACGATCAGAGCGGCGACAAGCGTGCGCCCTACATTGCGCCAGTCCATCTATCGACCTCCCTCTTGTCGTCTAGCGCTTCTCTATCTCCTTGAACGAGCCCTCGTAGGTCTTGATGACCCGGATGTGCTCGATGAAGGCAGTGAACCCTTCGAGCTGTTTGACGAGCGCTGGCGCGAACTCCTCGCGCGCATGCACCCACATCTCCCCGGGCGTCACCGCGTCCTTCCACATGCCCCGCCCGTCGGCGATCTTCTTGACCGTCTCGAGGTTCACGTCCGACCCGGACACAATGACCCAGCGGCAGTTCAGCTTCACGTCTTCCACCTCCTTTGCGTCCAGGAAGAACCGGCACGTCGCGAGGGTCAGGCGGTTCCCAGCCTGACGCGTGAGTTCGATGTGCAGATGATCGTAGTGGGGATGCGTGCCGGTGTACTCGCGCCCGTTCGGAGACGATGCCGAGTAGATACGGCGGTTGAAGATGACGCACTGCACCTGCAGCTCGGGCCCAAACTCCCCAAGCCGGCTGATGATCTCGTTGCCCGCCTCGAGCGCGTAGGCGGTGGGGCGGCCGTTGTAGGTCGGGGTCATGATGTCGACGGCACGGCCCTCGCCATGGGTGGACGTGGTAGACCCGACCACGGTACGGCAGTTGTAGATCCCGCCCGACCGCACGGTGTAGTTCTCGAGGATCCACGCCAGCAGTGCCATGGCGCCGGGTTCAGGGGCGCCGGTGCAGTGTGTCGCGCCTTCCCACGGTGCCCATCTCATCGCTGCCACCTGCTCGCCATGATGCCGATCGCGCAGAGCGCAACGAAAACGAGGAGGAGGACCGGGGCGTGCTCGAGGAAGAACTGTACCTCATCGAGAGCCAGATAGTCGGCCCACATGGCTAGGCCTCCTCGCTCAGGTCGACGACCTCGCCCGGGGCCGCGTAGATGGCTTCGAGGCCTTCGGTGTCATCCCCGCCTTCGAGGGCGTTGCTGCCTTCACCCTCATCCGTCTCGAGGCGCTGCTCGAGCGGCACCTCTGCGATCTCGCCAGTGTCTTTCATCGTCGCTCCTTTCCGTGGGGACCGTCCTTACAGATCGTCCGGGTCTATCGTCGGCTGCTGCCTACGCCGGTCTCCTGAATCCACGTTAGGACATGTGGCCGCCTTTGCACAGAAGCTCATCGTCGTGACGGTGAGGACGAGTGCGGTATAGGCGGATTCAGAGGTCTTCACGCGCTCCTCGAGGTCGGCGAAACGCTTCTCGTTCCGTTCCTCTAAGCGTCTCTCGCGATCTCGCCATTCTCGACGTTCTTCCTTGATCTCGGCTTCACGTTCGTCCCGGTGCTGGCGCAGAAGGTCGATGGTCAGTTTGGCGTCTTCGTTGGCCTGGGTCTTCTCGGTGACCTGTACCTCGCGCTCGGTAAGCTCGACCTCACGAACGCCTTTCTTAGCGTCGTAGCGTCCCTTGACCGCCAGGAGAATGAGCGATCCGGCCGCGATAAGGACCGAGAATGTCGTGATCACTTGGTCCGTGGTCATCATCGGTGGCGACTCCTCCCGGTGGTTTTCCTTGCTTCAAAGTCTAGCACGCAGGTATTTCGCTACCCTTGCGCTCTCGGACTGTAGCCCCAGCTCCCCGCCCGCAATGGCAGGCGCGCCAGCGCGATCTCGAGCGAGTCCGGCGAGGTATCGAGCGATAGAGCCGCCTCGCCTTGGCTGAGCGAGTATCCGATCAGCCTAGGTGTGGTGCGCTTCGCCAACCCGTCGACGGCCACGAGCTCGCCGCACAAGAGGTGCTCGAGCGGTACGCGGGTATTGGTCTCGTAGTCGCGCACCCACCGGACCGGGATGGTGCCGGACTGGCGCCCGTAGGCGCGCTCGGCAAGTGCGATCGTGCCGAGACGCGTCGCTACCGTTGTAGACGACGTGTCGGCGCTGATCTCGATCCACTGCTCCTGGCCGATGGTGGTGAGATAGCTCGCTGCCGCGGCCACGGTGAGCGTCCTGGGGGCTCCTGATTCGTCGCGGTAGCGCACCAGCGCGTGGGTGGCGGCGTCCGATATCGACACGGTGCCGAAGTCATCCGCTCCGGTCTCGGAGACATCGATGCGGTACTTGGGCGTGGACGGGAGCGCATCGAAGACCCCGGCCATCCTCTGCCGCTTGCCGTATGCAGCCCTGCGATATGACCAACGGCTGGCCTGGTAGCGCAGAAGCTGCTCGAACCATGCGCCCATGTCGCCGGCCGGAAGGATGAGGGGCTCGATCACGTCCCCGATATCCGCTATCTGGACCCCGTCCGTGACCGCGTGGGTGGGTGCCTCGTCGAGGATGGCACCGATCACGTTGGCCGGACTGATGTCTGTCACCCCGTCCACACCGTAGACCTTGATCTGCACGCGTACGATACGGTCGCGTGTCCCCGCATCTCCCGAGTACCGCGCCTGGACGCTGATAACGTCGTGGGACTCGTCGATCTGCTTGGTGTAGGTTCCGCTCAGAGCGCCCGAGCCGTCTGCTGCAATGACCTCCGAATACGCCCATGCCCCGCCCGCCTCGTGGCCCGTGGCCTCCACCAGGTCGTAGGTGTCCCAGTAGAGCGTGATCCGCTCGTCTGTCGTTGGCCGGGCCCACGCTATCACGACGTAGCTCTTTCCCGCCGCTTCCTTGCGGTAGTACACGCCGTTGGTGTCACCGACCGCTGCGGTCCCGCGACCGATGAACCGGATGTATGGCCCGTCTGCCTGTATGCGCCAGAACTCCGTGGCCCTGCCGGTGTTGGTCAGCTCGTGCCAGGCACTCGTGGATGTGTCGCAAAGACGCATCTCGCTTCGCAGCACGGTCGCGAACGGGCGCTGCAATCCATCGGCGCGGATCTCATCGCGGGAAGCATCGACCACGAACCCGTCCCAGGCGATGCCCCACGGCCCGTACCCCTCCAGTCTTCCGCCGGGAGCGACGAGCTTGTCCACTTCCGCGATGCGCCCCGGTACCTCGGCGAAGGAAGGGCCGCCGAAGACATGCCAGGCGAACGTGGCGTCCGAGACATCGATCAGGCGCGCGCCGCCGCTGGTGGGCTTGAGGACCCCGATCATGACGGCTCCGGGAGGATACCCCTCAAGTCGAGGTAGACCTCGTTCCAGCGGACGCGGAACAACCCGCCGCCGGGGGCTGCGTCGCCCGGTGTCTCGGCATCCACGAGAACCGCGCAGTCCCCGGGCCATAGTCTCGGCCAGCCATTGAGGGGAAGTGCGCTCGTGAGCACGGAGGGGTCGACTCCCTCGTCGGTGCCGTCGTTGGCATACGCGTAGATGTCGCGCTCCTGCACGGGTCCGGGGGTGAAGTCGGCCAGGAACCCCGCATCCCCCGCGCCGGTGTCACGCTCCACGATCATCGCGCCGCCCTTGGTGGGGAGGATCGCGACGTAATCGAGGTAGCCGTACTTGTTCGACTCCGCGCTAGAGGCGAGGATCTGCATCTTGGCACTTGAGTCGAACGGGACCCGCCCATACACCGCAAAGCGCACGTCGTAATCCGTGTCCATCGTCAGGGTCGCCCCTGCTGATCTTGACGAGCAGGCACCGAACGACCCGCCCGAGTACGCGCTAGGCGTAACCAGGCGCAGGTTCACGATCGGCTGCGGCCCAGAGTAGTACCCGATGAACGGCAGGAGCGCGTAGGTCACTCCCGCCTCCAATGTCGGCGAGTACAGCGAGACGAAGTCGACATTGGTATTCGTCACGTCAGCCTCTGGGTAGACCTGCGCGGAATCCACCACCGTGTCCAGCTTCCCGCCTACGACTTTCCACACCACGAGCGAGAGCAGAAGGTTCGTTGCCCCGTTGAGGGCGATGTCGAGATAGAGCGGGTAGTTCGTGGCCCGGAAAGATGCCTCAGGGGTGAAGGTCTGCACCTTGTACGGGTAAGGGACTTCGTCCAGCAGGTCGGTTTGAGCCGTCCCCGTCGCCTGCGATATCTGCGCGATGTCCGGCCCGTAGCCGCTTCCCCCGGTGAGTTTCGGCACGTTGCCCGCAGGAATCCTCAAGGGCCGCTCCGAGAACACCACAGAGCGCCAGGCGGCCGCCTCCGATATGACCGGCTCGGAATCCACCGACGCGGTCCCTCCGAGCCCGGAGCCGGTGATCAGCGAGCGGGCCTTGGCGGTCATGCCCGTAGCCGCGACAGCGGTGTGCTTCATGCGCGCGATCGCCACGAAGTCCCCGCGATGGACGTTGGGGTCCAGCGCGTCGGCGGTGCCGATCAGCGCAGGGGTTGAGGTCATCGTGATCCGCGCGGCCGCCCCTCCGAGCGCCGTGGCATCCGCGACCCCGCTGTAGTCTTGGGTCAGAGCCAGTCCCGTCGTCGCGTCGGGAAACACGCCGAGCGCCATCATGGTCGTTTGCTGGGTGGCCACTACCGCCCACTCGGTACGTGCGGCCTTGTCCCCACCGATGGTGGGAGGGGTGAGCACTGCGGGGAACGCGGTGATCGTATCGGCGTCTTCCTTGGTGGGGATGAGCCACTCGGGGCGGCAGGTGAGCGTGAGCGTGATCGCAGCGCAGTCCTCTTCCACGACCGGCTCTGAATACACCGCATGGATGATCTCGGCCCAGGCCGAGAGTTCCCCGTTGGTGACCTTCACGATCGCGTCGCTGGCGTCCGCCGCTGTGTGGAGCAGGTCGATGTTGGGCCGCCGTACCGAGGCGGTGCCGAGCACCAGGAGCGGGAACTCATGCTCGAGCAGTTCGTGGGTGACTTCCTTGTCCCAGTCGTACTCAGTGCCCCCCGCCGCTATGTGGTCTGCGTACTCGCTTGTGGGTTCTGCCTTGCCCCACTCGGCGCCGCGGTAGAGCTCGAAGTCCGGATACGAGGTGATCTCGACCGCGACCCCGCCGCCGATGATGTGGATCTGCACGCTCACCCTTGCCTCAGCCTGCCTCTCGTGACGCCACGCTTGACCTTACGTCCAAGTTGAGCCTCGAAAGTCTCGACCTTACCGTCAGGCACGGAGACGATGAATGTCGCCCCGGCGTAGTCGTGGATCACGTTGCCCCCGCCACCCGAGGAAGCCGCGCCCGCCATCGCTGGCATCAGGGACGGCATCGCCATGCTCGCAGAGGTGTCGACCGCCATCGCGCCCACTGTCTGGGCGACAGCGCGCTTGAGCGCGGGAAGACCGACCAGCGCGCCCTTGGCCAGTGTGCGGGGGAACGCCGCACCCGAGGCGGTGAGGTCGGACAGCGGCCCCATCTTCGCATCCGAGCCCGGCAGGTGGTCGCGTATCCACTGCACGATGCCCTTGATCGTCGCGCGCAGGCGGACCGATGCCGAGTTGATGCCGGAGATGAAGGCACTGATCAGACCGGAGCCAGAAGACCTCCAGCTGCCCGCGATCGAGGACGGGACCTTGAGGACACCGGTGATGGCCCTGATCGCACCGCTCACGAGAGAGATGGCACCGCGGATACCGTTGGCGAGCCCCGCGGGGATGTTGGCGCCGGCGCGGTGCATCACGCGCGACGGGGATTGCATCTCGAGTTCGGCGGCGATCCGGTCGGGTGGCACGCGGGCCAGGCCACGCGAAGCCGCGTCGACGGGGCTCATCCCTGCGGCGATACCGGCTGCGAACCCGGACCCGACGTTGCGCCCAAGTTCCTCGGCCGTTCCTCCAAACCCTTCGTATGCGATGAGCAGCTCGTCAAGTTGCTCTTGCATGGCCGCCCTGGCACCGCCGAGCCCCTCGGGCAGACCCGCCATCGTCGCGGCGATGTCCCTATACGCGTCCTCTGTTGCACGGAGACCATCGATGTTTGCTTTGTCCTGTGCCGACGCCTCGGCCTCAGTGGCGCCCAGGTTACTGGCCGCTTCCGAGCGATCGTCCGCTGCCCGTGCCACGCCGTCATGCGCGTGCTCGAGATCCGCCACTGCCTCGCGGTAGGTGCGGGTGTTGGTCATCCCCTCGGCTACCAGTCCGTCGACACGGGCTTGTGCGGCCTCCTCGGAGAGCAGGGCGGAGGTCTGGGCGTGCTCGGCCTGGGTAAGCGCCATCTTCGCCAGGCGCATGCGCTCGGACACGTCAGCATCCGCATTCGCGATCTGCTCACTTGCAATCCTGGCGGCGTTGACCCGGTCTTGTGCCGCCGCGCTGTCATCTGCCGCGATTGCCAACTTGTTGTAGAACTCCCGGAAGCGGTCGATGGCCGCCCCACCCGGTGCGAGGTCTCCCTCGAGAGCCGCTACGCGCCCGGCGAAGACTCCCATGTCGTCTTTCGCCTCGCGATTCTTCGCGGCGAGGTACGCCAGCCCCCCAGCAAGTGCCGCCACAGCCACCACCGCGACTGTCACGGGGCCGCCGAGAGCACCGACCACGAGCGCGAGTCCTTCGAGAGCGGTCGCGGCTCCCCCGGCCACAGCGGATGCGGCGAAGATGGCGGTCTGCAACACGGCGAAGGCCGCTCCGAGCGCCGTGATCATCGGAGCCACAAGAGCAGCGACCTTGAGCAGCGCCAGGCGGGTTGCGACCGCGGTCAGGACGCCGATGACCTCCGGGCCGTTGGTCGTGATGATGCGGAAGGCCGCACCGATCGCACGCCCGAAGGTCTCCACGACCGGACGGACGGCCCTGAGCGCGGAGGTGACCCCGTCTATTGCGTTGGCGAGGCCGCGCCCCTGCCCCGCGCCGTCGCGCATCGGCCCCGCGCCGTTCTTGACCCCGCGTATGAAGCCCTCGTAGATGCCCTTGGCCGCTTCGAGCACACCAGCTATCTTGCCGGTCTGCGTCTTGAACCTCTCGGCCACCGCTCCCCAGCCGCCTGCCGCCTCGACCATGTGCTGGATAGCGACCCCCACAGCCGCTCCGATGACCGCGAACGGTACGAGGGGACCGAACGTCGACCACGCAGCCGCGGTGAGCGCCCACAGCGCTGGGACGAGGGATCCGGCAAGCGCCCCGCCGATCGACGCCAGGACCGATGGATCCACCTTCTCGATGTTCTCGACGAACGAGCCGAGCCGCAAGGCACCCTCCTGCAGCGCGGGCATGACCTTCGCGCTCAGTGGCTCCACGAACTTGTCCCACGCGGTGATGCCCACGTCGATCAGCTTGTTGCCGAGCAGGTCGAGCTGGTCGCGGAAGTTCTTGATCTGCTCCTTGGCGACGTGCTCTGTGACCCCGCCGGCGTCCCGCAGCTTGGCCTCGTAGTCCCGGATGGCCGCACCCGAGCCGTTGAGTATCTTGATGCCGTCCAGCGCGCCGCGGTTGATCCCCAGCTGGTCGAACATCATGGCCGCGGCCTCGTCGCTCATCCCGTCCATCGCGCTGGAGAGCGCGTCGATGATATCGGCCGAGTGCTTGAGGTTGCCGTTCGTGTCGACGAGCGAGATCCCGAAGCGGTCGAACTCGTCTTTGTTCTTGGCGATCGCGCGGGGGATGTCTCGCATGATCCGGTTGAACATCTCGCCGGCCTCGGCACCCTTGACGCCCCGGTCTGCGAACGCGGCCAGGACCGCCACGCCTTCCTCGAGCGGCTTGCCCAAGACTTTGAGCGCGGCGCCGGCCTTGGAGGTGAGGGCTTCTGCGAACTGCTCGGTGCTGCCGGTGGCGAGCAGGTTGGCTTTCACGAGCACGTCCGAGACCTTTGTCATGGCCTCGAGGTTCTTCGCGGCATCCGTCGAGCGCATCCCGAGAGCCGAGACCGAATCGGTCAGGAGCTCCGTGGCGACGTTGAGGTCGAACTGCCCCGCCTCGGCGAACATCGCGACCTGGGGCAGTGCCGCCATCGACTGTGCGGCGTCCAAGCCAGCGGATGCGAGGAAGTAGTACGCCTCGGCGGCCTCTGTGGCACTGACAGACGTGGTCTTGGCGATCGAGCGGGCGATGCCCTCCATCTTGTCGCGGGCCTCTTCCGACAGCCCGACCATGATCGCGGTGGACTCGGTCATCGCCTTCTCGAAGTCCGAGCCGAACTTGACTACCGCTCCGAGCCCCACACCGATGGCGGCAGCTACCATGTAGGAGCCGCGCTTGGCATTGTCCATGGCGCGAGAAAGAGCGGACCCGGTGCGTCCGCCCTCCGCAGCGATGTTCTGCAGCATCCTCGAGACCTGGTCGGTGCCCCGGATGATGATGTCTACCGGTGTCGCCATCTCACATCTCGCCCCTCGCCCGCAGCCGGTCTTCCACCATCGATCGCAGAGGGTGGGCCTGCTCCGCCTCCCCGGTTATCTGGGGTGTGATCTGGCGCAGGTACTCACTCTGCCACAGGGTCAGGTCCCGCACATGGTTCTGGATCCTCATCCCCGAGAGCACCAGCACCGCTATCCTCTGCCCCTCTGGGCTCCTCGTGAAATCGCGCGACCGACTCGCGCATTGCCCCCGTGACATCGATCTTGTCGGGCTGGATGCCGCTGATCTCGTAGACCACCTTGGCGATATCGGCGATGATGCCGATCGGGCGCATGCCCTGTACCTCTTCGGGTGTCCACTGCTCCCCGGATCCGGAGAGCGAGAACGCCACCGCCATCGCATCGGCCAGAGCCGAGCCGGTCTGGTACGCAGCGAGGTCGAAGCTCACCTTCGGCTTGAGCTGTGCCATGATCGCGGCTCTCGACTGCTCGGAGTCGATGGCCTCCATGTCGAGCTCGTCGCTGTCGAGCGAGAAGTCGAACCCGGACATCTGCGTGTCCTCGACCTGCGCCCACTGGCCTTCGGTGAGCGGGTAGAGCATGAGCGAACCGCCGAGACGGTCGAAAGCGACCTCCCGGCCCACATCTGAGCCGTTGAGGATATCGTTCTTGGTCAGTGCCATCGGTTTCCCTTCCGTGGTGGGGACGCAGGGGGTTTATGACGCTCCGAGCACGGCGTTGGTGATGACCTGCTTGGTCTCGAGCGTCGCGGTGATCGCGGCACCCGAGGTGACATCGAACTGGCCGGCGCACTTGACGCTCTGCACGATGCGGTCACGGCCGGAGGGCTGGATACCGACCTCCGTGTAGACCATCTTGGGCAGCGCCAGATCGAGGCGGCCGATCGTGGCCCCGGAGTCCAGGGTGATGATCGCCTCCTCGTCGTAGATGGTGTCGGCGGAGGGCTCCGTGGCGTCCGTGGCGCCCCAGTACTTGCGCTTCTCGGTGAGATCGTTGAAGGCGATGGACATCGCGAGCTCCACACCGACGTCGCCCTGCCAGATCGAGCGCGGGAAACGCGAACCCATCGTGATCGATGCCTCGGCGTCCGGGTTGTTGGTGTAGGTCAGCTCGAGCTTCTCGATGTGCGCCGAGCGGTCCGCGCTCGCCAGAGACACCGACGTGTCGACGAACGTCATCGGATAGGCGTCCGAGAGCAGCAGGTCGGCCAGCGCCGTCATGCCTGCCGGGTTGATCTGGTCCTTGCCCCCGACGATGTCGAGGGTGATCATCGCGTAGCCCTTCTCGACGGTGAGCTTGAACCCGCCCACCGCCGCCCCGGGATAGACGAACTCCTCGAGGTCCTTGCCCGCGCGGAACGTCGCGGTGCGCATGAGCCGGTTGAGCGTCGGGATCATCGAGTAGGTGTAGATGTCGCCCACCGGTCCGGTGATGACCGGATCCCCGCCGAACGCGAGGATCAGCGCGTAGCCGATCGTGTCCACGTCGGCTGCGAACTCGGCGGGTCCCTGGCTCACGTACGGGCCGGGGCGGTGGATGCGCGGGGCGCGGCCAAGCCCGCCAGGATAGGCGATGAGCGGGTTGGACGGACTGTCGATCCCGGAGCTGGCGACGTCGACGTGGATGTCGGCAGCGACCGCGGTACCCGGTGAGGTCTCGAGTCCGATTCCAAGGTAGCGCAGCACTTCGGACATGGTGTCTACTCCTCCCTGTGCCTGAAACGAATCAGCAAGCGATATCCGGAGTACATCAGGCCCTCTTCTTTGAGGCCGTCGTCCCCCGCTGGCATGTAAGTAGAGCGTACCACGTCGCTAATGAGCGTCGAGAGAGTGGAGTCCGATCCACGCTCGCGCGCCTTGATCAGCACGCTCGATGCCTTCGCGGCCATCTGCGTGACCTTGAGACGCCCCTCTGCGGGTCTGTCGAAGGTCGCCATCGCCGTCACGTTGACCGGATAGACCCACTCCTCGGCGATCGCCGCGTTCTCGTGCGAGTTGTGCGCCTCTTCCGGGATGATCCAGATGGCGGAACGTGCGAGCTGGTCGACCGCGGCCTCCTCGCCGAGTATCACCTCCTCGCATCCGATGTCGTCCTTGGCGCCGACGAGCAGCTCGACCAGCGCCGCATCGATCGCCTCGATCAGCTCGTAGAGTTCCACGTCACGTTCCTCCTGCCGCAGTCGCTGCTTTTATTGCTTTGCTAACGATTGCCGGGCTGGTTAGTCTGACTCGCGCGATCGCTCGGTCTATGTACGGATTCGGGGCGGTTCCGGGATGGTTGACAGACTGCCTGTAGACCATCGCGGATCCCCGCCGGGTGGTGGTGGTCCCGCGACCGAACTTCCCTGCGGCGCGAAGAGACTGCCCGCGCTTCGTCTGCGAGGCATACACCGCCTTGCCGCCCAGAGATGTCCCGACCTGGAAGGAGAACGCCAGCGCCTTCCCCCGCTTGGCCCTTATGACGTGGGGCTTCGTGCCGTCGTTGACGTACCAGCGATAGAGGACGTTTGAACCCAGAGTCCAATTCATCTTGCCGACCTTGCGCACCCGCCAGGACCCGCCGAGACGCCCGTGCCGTGTGGGGGCTTCCTCGCCGATTCCCTGCCACAGCGCGAGCGCTGTGAACTCTATCGCGTTCTCGAGCGCCTTGGGCATCTGCGCATAGGCCATGCGACGCAGCCTGGCGTCGTCATACGTGATTGCAAAGTCGATCGGGGCTCGTGCCACCTACCTTATGCCTCCTCGAGCGCGTCGGTGATATCGCGCGAGACGGAGTTCGCGATCCCGAAGCCGATGGACCGGCCGCTTGCCCTTGGATAGACCTCGAGATCATCTCTGATCGCAGACGTGATGCACGCGTCCTCGATCAGCTTGACGGAGAACTCGTTCACGCGCACGAACGGGCTCTTGCGGCGCTGATGCGCAACAGCCCCCATGTTCGCCGCTATCCGTGTGGCGATCGAGTCGATGCCGTCCGGTACCGGGTCGTAGGTGCGGCGCCGGTCCGCGTCGATGAATGACTTGGCGGATGCGAGCCACGAGCACACGAGCCGCCCGAGTTGACGCTCGGTAGCGAGCCCGAAGTCCTCGGCGCGCAGGTTCGCGATCGCGCAGACATCCGACACGCTCCCGTAGAGCAGCGTGTCATCCTCGCGCACCTCGAGGCGCATGTACTCCGTGCGCTGGGACCCCGCGATGTCGAACACCCACGTGAGGCGCAAAGCCTTGTAGAGCAGCGTCTCAGCGATGTCGTCTTTGGAGATGTCGAGCCCGAAGTACCCCAGCGCATTCCACGCGCCCGCGCCGGCGGACAGCTCCACCGCATCCTCCGTGCTTTCGACCTCGAGTGCCACGGACACGAGCGTGGGAGCGGTCGCGGGTATCGCACCCGCTGCTGTGCGCACCGTCATCTTGAGCGGGGTGGAGGTCCCCGGGATGAGCGCGATCATCGTGTCACCTCTCCGTTGAGGTCGAAGTCCACCGTCACGTCCCCATCATAGTCTCTCGAGACTGTCACCGCTCCCGAGTCCCCGGCGTCGATCGTGACCGACCCGCCGAGGTTGAGGAAGGTCTCAGGGAGGGCCGTAGGCTCAAGCCATCCCCACGTGGCCAGCCTGTCCCCGAACCATCCCCACGTCGTCAGCATGCTTAAGTCGCCTCGGAACGTGTCACAACGAGCCCGTCGGTCGTCTCGGTCCACGTCTTGAGCACCGTCTCGCCGTCCATCAGCTCGATCGTCTTCGTGCCATCGCCGTTGTCGGTGATGCGTAGCCCCTTGAGGATCCAGTCGTTCAGCAGCGCGCCCAGTGCCGCCGTGTACCCTTGCGCGGTCATGCCGGACTGTACGAGTTCGTAGGTGGGCATCATCACGTCTAGCGCCATCGCCCCGGTCAGTGTGCAGCTCACGAGTGACCCGAGAGGTGCGTCCACTTCCCAGCCGTTCGCATCGCCCGTCGGCGTGAGTGCTTCGCCGTCTGCGGTCACGGTCGGGGTGCCGCTCACAATCGCATCGGACGTGTCCCGCATGATGAACTTGAGCAGCATCGTGTCCTCCTAGAGCCGGGTCGGTGCGAAGGCGTCGAGTCGGGCGTAGCGTCTGCGGTGGGTATTGCTCGCCGTGGCCGTTATCCGCACCACGGTCGCCGCGTCGTAGAGTCCCGATGCAGCGAGTCGCGTGATCGTCTCGGCGTCGTAGACCGCTTGAGCGGCCAGCACGACCCCGGTGGCCACGTCATAGACGGCCTGTGCGGAGATGACGGCGGTCGTGGCGCTGTCGTAGCTCGCGTCGGCAGACAGGCCCACGGTGGTCGGTACGTCCACGGAAGCGGAAGCCGAGGCGAGCATCACCGCTTCGCTGTAGTAGACGTTGCCGCCTGCGTCGGTGAGCCGGTACTGGTACGCCACACCGAGGACGACATCGCTGTCTTCGTAGGTGGAGCCCTCGTAGTCCTCGGCGATGAGCTGCCAGGACTCGATCTCGACCGTGGTGGCAGCGTCGTAGGCCGCATCCGCCGCGATGTCCGCTGTCGTCTGTGCGTCGTAGGTAGCGCCCGCTGAGATGCCCACTGTCGTCGCTGCGTCGTAGCTGGCGGGATCGCCTGCGATGATCTGTTCGATGACGACCGTTGTGGCAGCGTCGTAGCTCGCTGGGGCCGAGACGAGTATCGGGTACGTCCACCCGTCGCCGGTGATGTCCACCAGGGTCGGGGAATCGTAGGAGGCATCGGCAGAGAGCACCACGGCGGTCGCCGCATCGTAGGCGGCATCGGCAGACAGGACTACCACCATCGCGGAATCGTAGCTGGCCGGTGCTGAGACCTCGACTGGGTACGTCCACGGGCCAGCCATCTACACCACCCGGCGTTCTATCGTGAACGGCCCCGTCAGTGATTCGCTCCATGCGAGGTCGATGTGGTCGGTGTCGGGAGTGGCGGTGAGAGATCCGAACCACGACGTGTCGAATGTCGAAGCGACAAACGTGCATCCTGTAGCATTCCAGTGGATGTCGTCAGTCTCGAAGTATGAGCTGAGGGCGTCCGTGTTCCAGTCGGCATACTCATAGCCGTTGGTCGCACAGTAGGCGGCTATCCATGCGTTGAGCGCAGCCTTGTTCGCTGTCTCGGTAGCTCCGTCTGTGTTACGCGGAGGGATGGCCGTGATGATGCACTCCGCGCCGAGGGCAACGACTTTACCAGCCAGAGCCTCTATGTTCGCGGTTATCGCTGCCTGGTCGTATGAGCCGTCCATCGGGTCAGAATGACCAGGTGCGCCGAGAATCACATAGTCGCTCGAACTCGGAACGTCAGTGTCGAACCTAGCAAGCATCTGTGCGGACGAGTTGCCACCCACGCCGAGGTTGTAGGCCGTCCAGTTCTCGCCCACGAGCGCGTTGTTGTCGGAGTAGACCGGGGCCGAGGTGGGCGGCGTCCACGGCGTAGGCGTGATAGATGTCTCGCCGAGGTTCTCAAGCAGCTTGTAGAGCCACTGTGTAGAGTCCGTGACGGAGTTCCGGTCTACCGCATCCGTCATCGAGTTTCCGATGGCTGAGATGTACCTCATGTCAGCGCGTCATAGATGATGTCGGTCATCACCAGATCGTGCTTCACCGTGGTGAGGAAGTCGGCGAACATGACGTATAGGTCATCGCCAGCGTCGAAGCTCTCAAGCGCGGAGAAGGCTACCTTTGCACCTGCCGTTGTGGCTATCTGTGAGCCGTTCTTCTTCACGACCCACCAGGCCAGCTCGTTAGTGTGGTCTATGTGAGTCTCCACGGTCAATACGTCGTTGTCCGACAGCCCCGCGAACCGCTCGATAGACGTGCTCCAGCTTCCGCCCCCCGCTGAGTTCCAGAACTGCCGGGTGTGCGTGTTGTCCCAATGGGCGAGATACCATGTGTTCGCGTAGCTCGCGGCATTCGTGCCGTATGACCCGAAGTACATGACGGCGTAGGTCGCGGCACCTACCTCGGATATGGCGATGTCGGACTTGTTCACAAGCCAGAAGCGGGCGGCGGTGTTGTCGTCCGCACCATGCAGGACGTTCGCCGTCACCTTACCGTCGATGTCCGTATTGACAGGGAGGACTCCCGCCACCAGTGAGGTGTATGTCGCGTTGGCGAGGGTGTTGATGTTGAGGGTGCCGCCTGATTCTGCGACGTAGGAGCCCTCGGTGCGCCATAGAGCCGCGTCGAGCGAGTTGTCGGCGAAGTCATCGGCCCAGCCGAGCGTTGTCTCAGTATCGGTGCCCGCAGTCCCGACTCCGCGCTCGTCATAGCCGCGAACCTCGAAGTCATAGGACGTGCCGACCGTGAGCCCCGTGACGACCTGCGCGGTGGACGATGATGTCTCGGCCCACTCGCTCCATGTCGAGCCAGCGGTGGTCTTGTAGCGGTACTCGTGGCCGTCCGCGCCTGAGACTGCGGACCATGCGAGGGCTTCTTGCTGATAGCCCGCGGTGGCTGCGAGGTCAGTGACGGCAGCTACACGGGAACCGGCTGCAAATGTCTCGGCCCCTACCGAGAGATCGTAGAAGTCAGGAGCAGGCGAGCCGTCGCGCTTGAGCCACATGGCCTGATTGCCGCCCGTGGCAGCGGTCGCTCCCGTGGTGGGTGCGCTCTCATACATGCCATCAACCGTGAAGCACGCGAGCAGCCCCGCCGGGACGGATGGGGACAGCGTAGAGCCCGAGTCCTCCTGCGGGTCTTCGAGCGTGGTGTCGTCGATGACGCGAAAACACACCTGGATTGGCGTGTCGTCGTCAGGCAGCGGAATCGGGTACTCAGCATCCACGAGAGCCCCGTCGCGCAGCCCGACCGTGGCGTCTATGAAGATTCCAACGATCGAAGCCATGTCAGACTCCCTAGACGGGTACGACGGTGCCGCTCACGCGGATGACTGCGGTGGTGTCGGTGGCAGGTGCCTCGGCGGGACCAGCTTTGCGGCGTACCCAGAACCCGACGCCGGTCGTGTCGTCCACCGTTTCGGCGGACACGAGGTCGTCGCCATACGCTTCCGGTGTGGCAGCGGGTTCGGTGGTGTCGCCGGTAGTGAAGGCGGCGAGTTGGAATAGACCCGAGGAATCGTCGCCGGTCGCATCGACCGCGCTCACGGTCACGTTGCCGCTGGATTCGAGCCCGGCGTCGGTGAGCACCTTGCCATACTGCCAGCCCGAGACTTCCTCGGTGTCGCGGTTCAGCGTGCCGAAGTCGAACGGGTTGGCCCCGTCGCGCTCGACATCCGAGCCATCGTAGACGGTGAAGTACGCCATGTCGCACGCCTCTCTAGTCGCTGCTCACGCCGTTATCCCGCATCATCCGAGCCAGGAGCGGGATGATGTCTGACTCGATAGCCACTTACGCCTTCTTGAGCTTCGCGATGATCTCGTCACGCTTGCGCAGGTTGCCGAGCGAGACCTCGTTGTTCTTGGCCCACTCGCGCATCTCGGCCACGGTCATGGCGTCGAAGTCCGGGGCGGTGGGCTCGCTGTCGGGCGTGTCGCCTTCCCAGGGCTCGTGACCCTCGGCTGTGACCCACAGCCCGTTCGTCTCGTCGTAGACGATCGCGGTGCCGTCTACCTCTGCGGTCGCTCCGTACTGGGGTTCGCAGGTCCGCTTGAGGTTGTCGAGCGCTTCCTTGGCCGGGCAGCCCTCGGCGTGGGTGATGCCGGAGGCGTATCCGCCGTTGTCCTCGTGCTGCCACTCGGCACCGCACTCCGAGCACGGAGGGAACACGGCTGGCTCGAGCTTCTCGACCGGCTCGACGAGCTTGACCTCGCCGGTCTCGAGGTCGGTCTCGTAGGTCTTGCCGTCGGCCGGGACAGCGATGCCTTCGCCCACGACCCCGGTACCGGGGTGCTCGCGCTCCGTCGCGTCTTCGGTGACTTCGGGCAGCGGGTCGTACGGAGACTCCAGGACCTCGACGCGAAGTCCGACGCGCGCACGGATCTCGGCGAGCTGCGCATCCGAGACCACGATCGGGTCGGATACGGCGTTCGCGCGGAACAACCGCGAGCCGCGGCTTATCGGATGGGGATTGCTGTTCGTGACGACTATCTGGTGGAGCATGGTCGTACTCCCTCCTCGTGGGGAAACCCTCTCACGATGGTATCACGACGCGATTGTTCGCCCGGTCTTTGCACACCTTCCACAGGGGGGTGTGGACAAGCTATCCCAGGACCTCGACACGAAGGCCCGATCGCGCTTCGACCTCCCGGAGCCCGGTCTTGGACAGCGAGCACACGACAGGGGTTCCGGGGGTGAAGATGCGGCCTGCTCTCGGGATCACCGACCCGGTGGTGTTGGTGACGCGCACCCGCACGACCCTCGACGCGGACTCAGCATCCGGCCACGCCCCGATCGCAGGCATCGGAGGGTACTCATGCGCGGGATTGTCCGCAGCCTCCACGATCGCGCGTGCGGCCCTTTGCGCCGCCTGCCCGTCGAGTCGCCCGTAACAGGCCTCCACGGCCTCTCTGCGCAGAGTCGCGCGGGCATCCGAGTCCGCCCACGCCTCCTCGAGCACTGCTGGCAGGTCTTCGGGGCGGCTCACCTGGGCCCCGGGCACATGGGACCAGAAGCGCAGCCCGTGGTCCACGTCCCTGCGGTAGTAGGGCGGGGAGAGCACGACCACGGGACGGTCGAGGGCGGCGAACTCGTAGAGGGTCGAGGAATTGTCGCACGCGAACATGTCGGCGCGCTCTATGACTTGCGCGAAGTCCTCCACCACCTCCACCCCCAAAGATGCCCACCAGCGCGCCATGTCGCGCCCGTCTGCCGGATGTGCGTGCCCGATGATGTGCCAGCGCCCCGAGGCCACCACAGCCTCCCACGCGGCCTTGTCCCACGGCCAGGCGCTACGGGTCTCCGGGTAGTTCAGCTGATCCCAGTGGTGCGAGACCGCGACGCACGGCGGGTCGCTTGGTGTCTTGCGCGGAAGGCCAAGCAAGCTATCGAGCTTGACCGGGCCGGTGGCGACCACTCTCGCGTGCGGGTGGTCCGCCTTCATCACCGCGCCAGCGCTCGGGTTCGTGACCACCAGCACGATATCGGGCATCGGCGGGAGGTGCCCGTGGCCCTCGTAGGTCTGCCCGCAGCCGTGTTCGGCGAAGATCATCGGACGCAGCCTGCCGGGGATCCTTCGCAGCTCTGAGCGTGAGCAGAACACGATCGGCCCGAAGGGGGGGTTACGGGTCTGCAGCTCTGCTTTGATGCCGAGGGATGCGGCGTGCCTCACCAGCCCGGTATCAGCGACCTGGAAGCGCCCGCGGTAGCCTTGCGGAAGCGCGTGCCAGATCGGAGCGGTGTGGTCGACGTAGTGGCTCCTCGAGCACCAGAAGTCTACGGGTTGCACATGCCCACCTTCTTCGCGGGGCTACCGGCCCACACCTCGCGTGAGGGCACGTCATGGGTCACGACCGCACACGCACCTATCACGGCTCCCTCGCCGATCGATGAGCATGACTCGAGGATGGTCGCGCGTGTGCCGATGAACGCGTCTCTGCCGATGACGAGCGGCGAGTAGACCATCTTGCGCTCACCCGCTTCGAAGTGATCGTGGGTCAGTATGCGCACGTCTTCGGAGATGATGACACCCGCGCCGATCGTCACGTCATCGGAGATGTCGATGTCGACCCTCGCGGCGAAGATGACAGACGGGTGTGCATGCAGGTGCCCTTTGAACTTGCGCAGGTGGCGACGCACTACCCTGGGCTCCATCACGCCCTCACCACGAACCCGGCGAGCTGGCCGCCGGTCTCCACCGTCTCGTACGGGTAGATGCGCTCTCCAAACGTCCACAGCTCGCCTGTGAAGACCCGCCAGTGCCGCTCTTCGACGATCGTTCCCCACGCCTCCACATCGGCGCGGTTGAACACCTGGCACACGTAGGGCGCGTTTTGCCCGTATCCCGCTTCCGGGAGCGCGTAGACGTTCTCTACGTGGCGGGTCTCGTGAAACGGCACGGTGATGATGAGGATGCCATCTGGCGCGAGCAGCCCCATCATCGCCTTGACTGCCGCCTGATGGTCCGGGATGTGCTCGAGTGTCGAGATGCACGTGATGGCGTCGTAGGGTCCGGTCAGATGCGTGTGGCAGATATCGTCGTCGACCACATCGCAGTGGCGGTTCGCGAACGGCTTGCCGCCGTAGTAGGCGCGCTTCTCATCCGACGCAGTGACTTTCAGTCCGCTGCCCGCCAGCAGCGCCGGCCACGCGGTGCGTCCTGTGCCGACATCCAGCACGGTCCTTGGCCCCGCCTGTGCGATCGCTTCGAGGGCGAACGCCCACTCGAGCATGCGTTCGTTCAGCCGCATGCCGCCACCAGCCTCTCGAATGCCGGCAGGTCCTGGTCCATAACTTCGCTCCTGCGCAGTTCCTCGGTGATCTCCCATCCCTTGAGCTTGTCCAGCGTCTCGCCGAACGCCTCGAGCGACGGCGCCACAAGCCCCCATCGCCCGTCGTAGTAGGCTCCCGAGCGTCCTGTGTTGAACCCGAGCGTCGGAATGCCCGCCCCGATACCGTACTCCCACGTCTTGTTCGGCATGCACTGGCTCACGTAGCTCTGTGGCCCCCGGACGGAGTACCCCTGGAAGCCCACAGCGTACTGACTCAGCTCGCGGTAGAGCGCGGCCTGGGGCACGTGGTCGTGGATGATGCACCCGATGTCCTCGTACGCCCGGATCCTGGCGGGGTCGCGCCACGACGGATAGACGTGGATCTCCCACCCGGCCCGCGCGATCGCGGGGAAGAGGTCGACGTTGTAGGTACGGTAGCCGATCCTGCTCGAGACGCGATGCACGATCCCCCCGGCATAGACCACCGTGCGCGGGCGCTTCGGCAGCGGGTCGAAGCACAGGTCTTTGAGCAGCGGTCGCAGATGCACGATCTCGGTGACGTCCGGCAGCCGGTAGTGGCGCGCGAGGTACTCGTGGTGCCCCTCGGATGTGAGCAGGAGGGCGGCGGCGTTCTCGACCATCTCGCGCTCGGCATCATCCGGGCCTCCGCCGCGGCGCAACGATGCGACGTCGTTCTCGATCAGGATGTAGGGGATGCCCGCGGCCATGGCGATGCGGTGATGGGTGTGCTTGTCGCCGGTGACTAGGATCGCGTCGTAGTCTCCTGGGTGGTTCTTCGTCTCGATCGACGTGTCCACGTCCGCGACCCGCGAGAACATCTCGACGTACTTGTAGCGCGACCCGACCCTGCGATTCGACGTGATGTAGCCGATTCTCACGTGGGGACTCCTTATCGGGTAAGGCAAAGGCGGCACCCGGGGTATCCGAGTGCCGCCTCTACGTGACTAGCGAGTTGATCTAGCTGGCGGCCGGATCCTCGAGGTCGAGGTACGCCACCGCGGCGCCGTTCTCATCCTCGTAGTCCGCGTCGCACTCGACGGTGAGCACCTGGTAGGTGATGCCGCCCAGAGCGTCACGCTGCGACTCGACACCGACCTCGTCGAAGACGCCCCAGACCATGTTGGTCGGGTACTGCAGCATCGCCACGCGGCCGACACCGCCGTCCGCAGCCGCCAGTGCCCGCTCGAACATCGGGACCACGACGACCGGAAAGCCCTTGTACGGGATCGGCTGGTTGCCGATCTGCGCCACGTCGCCCAGGCCGGTGTTGCGTGCCCGCAGTACATCGCGGTACGCGTTGCCGGTGGCCCAGTCGACGTAGATGCGCCACTCGGCCGGGTTGGTGAGGAACTCCTTGGGCACCGCGCCGATCAGCGCCTCGAAGACCGCCTCGGGGTCGTCGGGGTCGAAGCCCGCACCCGCACCGGTGCCGTAGACCTTGTTGGCGGCCTTGTTGAGCCAGCCATCGGTCAGGCACAGGGTATCGTCGGTCTCGACCGTGAAGAGCTCCGTGTCGGCGAACAGGCCGTACTCCTCGAAGTCGAGGCCGGCCGCGTTGCCCATCAGGTCCACGATGTGGGCCTGGAAGCCCCCGCGCTCGATGTTGCGCCGGAGCGCCTTGTCGCGCAGCGGGACGATCGCCTTGAGCTCGTTGGCGATCAGCTTGTTGGTGTTGGTCGCGGGCTTGGCGTACTCGGTCGTCGCCAGGTCACGATGAGCACCCGTGGCCGGGGTCTTCGTGCCATGCACGATGCGGCCGGTGAAGCCCACGCGGTCGATGTTCTCCTGCTGGGAGCGCATCGGCATGTAGCGAGCCTCCTGCAGGATCGCAGTGCGGGCCTGCATGGCCTCGACGAAGCGGTCGAGCTGGCCGGGGCTCAGGATCGACTCGCCGAGATCGTTGACCTCGATGATGCTCTTGAGCGCGGTCAGGATATCCTCGTTGCTGCGAGCCATGTCTACCCCCTCCCCAGCGGGCGGCCGTAGCCGTCGCGGTTCTTCATGCCGGGCTCGTGCGCCGGCTGATCGTCCGAGCCATCTTCCTTGATGGCCTGGCTCGAACCCTTGGTCAGACGCTTGACCACGGACTCGATGCCTTCCTTGAGCTCGGTGATCTCAGACTTGAGACCGTCGATCTCGGTCTTGACGGCATCCGCGCCATCATCATCGTCGCCGTCGTCGCCCTCGGAACCCTTCGCGGCGTCCTCGAGCGCGCCCATGCGATCGGTGAGGGGCGTGACCGCCTCCTTGACGGCCTCGGCGATCGTCTCGCCCAGACCCGTCTGGATCTCGTCGACTGCCGTCTTGACGCTCGCAGTGACCAGCTCCTGGACCTTGTCCTCGTCCATCGTTCCCTCCTCGGTCTCACCCTTGAGTGCGGAACCATCATCACCAGCAATCGTAGCACGGGCGTTTTCACGCACAAGCGCCTTGAGCGCGCCGCGCATCTTGTCGGCCAACGTCTGCCGTGACTTGATCAGCACGTACTTGGCCTTGGACACCGCCGGACTCGGGACGAGCGAGATGGCCGGCACCACCCAATCATCGCCGAGCTCGGCGAGTGTCACCACGTCGTGCGCGTGTCCTCCGACCATCACCGTGCCGCTCGACGCCTTCACGCTCGCAGCGGTGATCCCGGCGTTCTCCGGGCGGCATCCCCAGATAGAGAAGCCGGTGAACTCCCCGCTCTTGACCGATGCCCACGAGGCGTCGTTGTCGATGCGCGCGGCGAGCATCCATGTGCCGGCGGGCACCTCGAAGGCATCGGGGCCCTCGCCGAACTTGAGGTTGACCGGCGTGATGTAGCTCTCGACCGGCACTCCTGCCGCCTCGAGTGTGTGGTCGGAGTCCATGATGCGGTAGTCGGAGAGGAACTTGTGGGCGACCTCCTCGATCTTGGCGGCGCTCACCACGTCCCCGTCGGAGTCGGGTTCGTCCGGTACGAGCACTGGCCCCATCACGATGCGCTGCTCGTCGTTCTTGGCGACGATAGGAGCGGCGAGCCACAGGGGCTTTCGCGCTGACTTCATGGCGGCGACCTCCGCCTTGGCAGCGGCCTCATCGATCCCCGCGTCGACGAGAGCAGAGAGGATGTAGACCTCGTCGACCTCCTCGGGTGCTCCGAAGCGCACGACGTCCCCCTCGATCTCGTAGGGGATCCGCATGAAGGCGTTGGTATCGTAGACCTTGATGATCACCGCGTCGGTGAAGGTATGGCGCAACGATACGTCCCACCATGTCTCGCCGAGCTGATCGGCCAGTGCGCTCTCGATCCTGCGCAGCCGGTTCTCGAGTGAATCACGCGCCAGGTCCATGGTTCCCTCCTCAGTCTGTTGCTTCCAAGTCTAGCACCGCGAGATTGGGCGGCTCCATGGTCGCTGCGTTCTCCTGGACCGTCAGCAAGCGCCCGTCCGCCAGTCCCACCGCAGCAGGCATCGTGCCGTGCCCGCAGCAGCTCCACGTCGTGGTGATGTTGGCGGCGTTGAGTGCCGCTACGATGTCGGCCACGCAGAAGTCGATGGCCTGGACGCTGTGACCGCACGGCATCGGGATCGTGCAGCCGTATGTACCGATCGGTGTGCAGGCTTCAGGACGCTTCATGGCCCACCCTCATCGCGATGAGCACGACCTGTATCTCGTCGCGCTCCACCGTCTTCCGTCGAGCCTGCGGGTTCGGGTCATGCACCAGCTCGAGCGTGTCTTTGTCGAGCACCACGGAGTGCGTGACGCCCTCATACATCCGGGATGGGACCGTGGCGACCACCCAACCGGACGGGGACTCGCTCTTGTGTGCCCGCTCGGGCGGTTCGTAGTAGAAGTCCCAGCCGCGCTCGTGCCAGTGGTTGTACTGCTCGATGCCCCAGCCCTTGCCCCAGATGTGCGTGTCGGGCACATCCTCGAGCGGGAGCTGCATCATCGTCGCCACGGCAGCGCGGTGGCAGTCGCCTTTCCCTCTGTCCACGATCGTCTGGTCGACGAGCACCATCACGGGGACCGGGTTCTGCCCTTGGCTTGGGTTCACCGGTAAGGAGATGCTCCGGCTCACGTCGTCGAACCCTGGCACCAGCCCGCTCATCACGTCACCCTGATCAGCTCGGCGCGGGTGAAGTACGGCACTCCGATCGGCGCGGTGTAGCCCATCGGCATCATGAACGGGAGCAGCCTGCAACGACAAGAAATCCATTCCGCGATGCGCCCCGCCCGGTCCCCCGGATACATCAGGCCGTTACTGAACTTGTCGCCGATGCGCACGATCTGCCCGTGCAGCAGCATGTGATCGGCGAGCCCTCCGGTGGAGTAGTAGGTCCGCACCCGCGCGTCCAGGGCGGTCCACCACTCAGCGTACTGCCCGTAGTCGCGGATGGTCTGGAACGATCCCCAGTTCTGCGCACCGTTGATCTCCGTGCGCGCCACCCGCGTCGCCTCGTACGTGCGCATGTTCTCGAACACCCCGTCGCGCAGCACACGTCCGGCCTCCTCGATACCGAGACCGGATGAGTACGCATCGATCAATGCGGCGTTGATGTTGCCCGTGAGGCGGGCGACCGTGGCGTCTGATGCGGTGAAGACCATCGCCTCGAGCTGTGCGAGTGTGTAGTCGGAGAGCAGCGTGTCGCTCACGGCTATCCCAGCGGCTTTCAGCATCGATGCCACAGCCAGACTGCCCTCGGTAGCAGCGTCCATCGCTGCGCCCGCCACGAGGCGCTGGTAGGTCTCGGCACGCACATCGATCGCCACGAGCAGCCGGTCGCGCTCGTACTGGTTGACCGGGACACCCCGCGCCTCGAGTTCTACGACGAGCGCCTCTTCGATCTCGGCGAACAGGCCTGCTATCGATTCGGCGAGCCGGGCCTCTGCGCTACCCGCCGACTTCGTGCTCGAGTAGAGCGCGAGCGTCCTCGAAGTCTCGAGCAGCCCGCTTTTGAGCATCTCGGTTCGCACGTTTGGTATCCGCCTCCTCCTTGAGGATGATGAAGAGCTGCTCCTGCATCGCTTTCACTGCCTGGATCATCTGCGGGTCGTACTCGAACTCAGCCTCCGTGATCGGGATGCCGGAGATCCACTTCGCGTCCATGAGCGGGTGAGTGACCTCAGCCAGGCCGAATCTCTTACCCACGGCGCGGATGACCTCGTTGGGACTCGCGGCGCCCACCGTGAAGAGCTTGAGCAGCGCGTCCAGGTCCGCGACCTCATCGCTCGTGTCGATCTCGACGAGCTTGAACCGCCAGTCGGTGACCCCGAACCCATCGCGCAAGACGTGCTTGTTGATCAGATGCTCGAGCCTTGCTTGGCGCGGGTTGATCACGGATGTCCGGTATATCTCGGTGGACTCCTCGGCGGTCGATCCCCCGAGACTCCCGGTCTCGTTCACGCCGATCCGATATCCGGGCACCCCGTGGGCGACGATGATCTCGTCGCGGTTGTCCTTGCGATATACCGTGAAGCTCGCGTCCTTGACGTCCACGGCGAGCGGCTTGATCTCTACCTTGACCTCGCCGCCGGTCCCCTCCGTCGACGGTATCGCCATGATGAGCGTCGAGTGGGGCTCGCGGGCCAGGTCGTCGAAGTAGCGCTTGACGGTGCGCACGAAGGTGTACTCGCCGCCCGCTGTGCCTTCAGGCACGACGTTGCCCTCACTGTCGACCAGATCCCCCAGGTCGTAGTCACCGTAGCAGTAGACCGCGTAGGCCGGGACGCCGAAGTTGCGGAAGAAGGCGATGTTGTAGTCGCGCTGCGCGAGGTTGCCCTCGATCGCGCCCAGTGCGGTGATGGCCTCCGGGATGCCGTAGTAGTCCGAGCGCGAGGAGTATGCGGCGATACGCATGACCTCGTTGGCGACTCTCCCCTCCTCCGGGTTGTCCTTGCCGGTCTTGGAATCCACGTCGCCAACATGCCCTGCTGCCTTGAACCACGCGATCTTTCTGCCGCGCACCTGGGCGAAGCGGGTGAGCGTCTTGTGGCTTCGCATCGTGTGGCCGGGGAGATGGTAGAGGCCGTTGGGCTCGCCGTTGGGGAGCTTCGACATCTCGATGAACCCCTGCCCGACCGCCTCGTGGTCGAACTGCGCGTGATCGAGCGTCTCGGTGATCGGCTCGTCCAGGTCATCGAAGAACGCGATGATGCGCTGCTTCTGCGCGGGGTCGGCTTCCTTGCCCTCGGGCAGGTTCTCGGAAGGCAGCAGCTCGTATCCTAGGCCCGCCGTGTCGACCGACTTGGTCTTGCAGCACCGCAGATGGTGCGGGTTCATCTCCGGGAGCTGTGCGAGCACCTCGAGGGTGTAGGGCGGCTCGACGAGTCCTCGTATCCCGCCGTACGCCCCGGTGTAGCGGTCCTCGAGAATCTGCTGCGTGCTCTTGGTAGCGAACGACTCGAGCACCCCGGCGTTGACCGCCTTGCCGCTTTTCGTGATGAACGCCACAGGCTTGCGGCTCATAGAGATCCTCCTAGGTCGAGCTGGCGACGGCCTTGCGCCGACGTTTGGTCGTCAGGTGGGTGTAGGCATCCGACATCGCATCAACGATATCATTGTGACCTTTCTCCCCGAACCGTTCCACATCGGCGATGAAGGTCGCGTTCCACTCCCCGCGCACCAGCTTGACGTTGCCCGCCTCGGCCGCGGCGTTCCACCCCTGCGCGCGGATCTCCTTGTTGCCGGTGACGGTCTGCGAGTAGACGGTGAAGCCGCGCAGCACATGAAGGCGGTAGTCCATGATCTGGTCCTTGCCCGCCTGCCCGGGGTCTTGAGCCATGCGGATCGGGACACCGCGTCCGTCTGTCTGGGCGGTCTGCTTCACGGTATCGCGCACCTGCTTGGGCCCGCCGCGGAAGTGCTTGAGGTCCAGCACGTAGAACACGCCGTCTGACTCCGCTACCTTGACCCCTGCGGTGGAGTCCGGATCCACGCCCGGTACCGCCTCTGTCGCCGCGAGGTCCCATGCGCGCACGGCTCTTGCGCTTCTCGGGTAGTCGTCGACGATCTCGAACCACGAGCCTTGGAAGAACCCGCCCTCCCTCGGGCGGGGCCTTTGTTGGATCTGGCCGGCGAACACGTGCGAGCCCATGGCGATCATGTCGCTCTCGAGTTCAGCCGCGCCCTCGCGCTCCTCCCACAAGATATCCCCGCGGCAGATCAGGCGCCTGTCCGTGGTCATCTCGAACCCGCCGCCACGGCGGTGAACCTCTCGACCTGTACGCGGGAAGGTGTAGGTCGTGTCCTCCTCGCAGATGCCGGGCAGCACGATGTTGCCCACCCCGCGTTGTTGCATGACGTGGTGCGTGTAGTCGTGCTCGTGGAGGCGCTGCATGACCACGACGAACTGCGAGCGCTTGGGGTCTCTCACGCGCTTGACGAGCGTCTCGGAGTGGAAGCGGTTGGCACGCTCGCGCTTCGCGTCAGACGCCGCCTCCTGGGGGTTGACCGGATCGTCCACGATGATGCGGTCGTAGTGTGTTCCCGTGATCATGCCGCCGGTGGAGGTGGAGAACATCCGCCCGCGCTTCGTGTTGTCGTAGTGCGTCTTGACGTTCTGATCCCCGGTGAGCCGGAAGGGATCGGACTGCCACTCCTCGAGACCGGACTGGTACCACAGTGACTCGAGCACCTGTCTGCGCGCGAGCGAATGCACGCTGGACAGGTCGTGCGCGTAGCTCACGAAGGCCAGACGATCGCTCGGGCGGTGTATCCAGTCCCAGCACGGCCAGAGCACCGTGACGGTCAGGGACTTCATGGTCCCGGGTGGTTGGTTTATGACAAGCGGACGCAGCGAGTAGTCGCACGCCGGGCCGAACTGCCCCTCGACCGGTAGGAGCCCGATCTGCGCGGCGGCCTTGGGGAGCGGTCGCAGGCCGAAGGTCACGCACTCGAGCCACTCGCACAGGTAGTCCAGGTGCCAGTTCCACAGCAGAGTGATGTCGGGCTCGATGATGTGGACGGCCTGCTTGATGAACTCGGCGAGGCTGTCTTTCGCATAGCCGTACCGCCGGCGCGTGAGCTCGGCGGTGATGGCGGCGAGCCTTTCAGCCTCCTGCGGGGTCAGATGACGCGAGGTGCAGGATGCGGTTGGCTTCGCGGATGAGGTCTTGCTCGTCGGCATCGCTCAGGTCCTCGAATTGTATGGGGCCCCCACCGGGGCCGGACACTTCGGTCTTGAGGGTTCTGCGGAACTTCGGGTTGTTGGCTTCCAGGCACTTTTCGAGCAGCTTATCGCTGTACTCGCGCACGGTCGCGATCTGCCCGATGTCCTCTGGCCGCCCGGTGATCTCATTCAGCTTCACCAGTCTACCGCCAGCGATCAGCGGTTTCACGATCCCATCGTAGCCACGTCGCCGCGCCTCGGCTTCCAGCACGTCGTTGGCATCGTCGCGGGCATATCCCCACGCCCTGGCGAAGTCGGGGTCTGCCTCTGCCCACTCGTAGGGTACCTGCCGGTTGCGTATACCAGCCTCCATGCACGCCAGTCGCACGATACCTAGCCGTGCGAACGCCTCGAGGAAAGCGGCTTTCTTCCGGGCGCGGTCCTGTGCGCGCCGGTCCGCTGGTGTGGGAATCCCCAGGGCCTCGCGCTTGGCTTTCTTGCGCGCCTTGGCTCTCGCCTTGTTCTCGGCATCACGGCATTGATCGCTGCAGTACAGCCCGCGCTTCTTGGCTTGTTTGCGGCATCCGTTGCGCGCGCACACGCGTTTGTCCGGTTGGTCAGGCTGTACTTTCCCGCTCATAACGTCAGTCCCTCGCTACCATGGACGGGTGTCACCATTACCGCGCGGTACTCGTCGGGGATGTCTCGCAGGTTACGCATCGTGTCTCCACACGAAGGGGAGCCGGTACGGGAGCACCCACAGATGGCGCATGTTCGCACGGTTCACCAGGTCATCGCCGGGCGGGTAGACCTCTACGGCATCGAGGCCCCCGTAGCCCATGACGCGCTTGACCTCCTGGAGATGATCCCACGGGATGCCGTCTGCGAATCTGATCTGCCCCATCCGTGAGGTCGCGTTCGTGCTGCAGACGGTGAGGCGCGTGATGCTGTCGGCCTCCTCGTAGACCTGCACGAGGTACGCCCCGCCGATGATAGCCACCCTGCTCGGCTCGAGGGTCATGCCCTCCGTGTCCGGCCACTGGTCCCGTGGCACTTCGAGCAAAGACATCTCCACGTTCACACTCCACCTCCGTCCGGTTCCTCAGTATACGCTGCGTGACCGACACGCCTCACAGCGCTTCCTCCTTCGCTGGCCACAGTGCGACATCGATCCTCGGCTCGCGTGCGAAGACCAGATGCCACCACGCTGGCGAGAACCTGCGCACCGTTATCCTTGCGGCCACGATGTGTGTCGGTGCGGTATGCACGCAAAGGCACTTCGCTCCGTCCGGTTCGCTCATCGCCGCTCCCGCACCTCTGCCGTGACCAGTGTCGCTGTCTCCCGCATGAGCCTTGCTGCCGAGAGCAGGTGGTGGTCCGCTATCTCGAGTCTGCCCGCCCGCTCGTGCTTCTTCGCTGATGTGAGCCACGAGACTATCCCGTCCATGCGTGCCGTGTATGAGTCCGCGCGTGTCGGGAGCACAGGTCTGGGTGGTATCGGGGGCGCTGGGGGTCTCGGGGGGATCGCTGCCCGGCGCCTTTCCTCGGGGATGGGCCCGCACGCTGATCGTGCCAGGTGCTTGTTGGGGTAGCGGAAGAGCTGCCCGCAGACCTCGCAGGGTTCCTTCTGGTCCTCTCCCCGCATGCGGTTTGCCATCTACGCGCCCCGGAGTACTTGCTCTGCGAGCCGCCTGACCCTGTCCGTCGTATCGGCCTGTAGGTGCATGGTCTCTCCGAACGGGTCGACTATCGGCTCTGCCTGCTGGCGTTTGAGGTTGAGCACCTCGGCGACCACGGGATCGGACCCGGAGTCCGCCACTAGGAAGTAGGCTACCACCGGATCGGGTTGTCCGTCACGCCGAAGCCTGCCGATGCACTGATGGTGGATGTATGGAGACCAGTCCAGCTCCCCGAAGACCGCGACCCGTGAGAGCTTCTCCAGCCCGTCCAGACCCGCACCCGAGCGCAGGCTCATCACCAGTATGCGGCTGTCCTTGCTTTCGAAGGCCTGCAGGGCGGAGCGCTTGGCCGCCGGGCTTTGCTTGCCCGTGTAGAAGACCGGGTTGAACTCCGATAGCGCCTCGGCCCATATCGAGTAGACGTCGTGGTGCCATCCGAACAGCACCACCTTGTCCTCGCTCTCCAGGATCATCTTCACGAACTCCGCCACGTAGCGGGCTTTCGCGACCCCCGTGGCGCGGCGCATCTGCCAGTCAAGGTCGCCAGCCGCCTTGAATACCTCGGCCTTGCTTCCCGCCCGGTCCACGATCATGCGCGCGAGGTCGAGCACTCCTTTCGACATCTCCGAGAGCAGGTGCTCGTCGAGTTCGATCGTGTGCGGGACCCTGATGTCTGCGGGTAGCTCCCGGCCGACGTCTTTCCGCGTCCGCCCCAGCATCAGCCCGGACTCCTTGAGGTATGCGCCGAGCGCCTTGGGGTCTTTCACCATCACGTGCCCGTTGGGCATCGAGTGCCCCCACTCCCGGATGAACTCCTCGCGGGTGCCAAGCGCGTCGTTGTCGAGCGCGCTGATGACGCTGTGGATCTCACCGCCGTAGTTGTAGATCGGTGTGGCCGTGAGCCCGATGCGGTAGCGTGCCCCGTCCGCTATCTGGGCCGCGGCAACGTACTTCAGCGACTCGGTGCGGCGCAGCTCCTGTGCCTCGTCGAAGATGACGGTGCGGATGTTGCCCGCCAGATGGTCCGCCCAGCCGGCGAGCTTCGCGTAGTTGCAGATCAGGACGTGGGGCTCGTGGCCTTTGAGCTCGCGCACCTTCGAGAAGGCATAGGGCGTGCCTTTGCGCAGGATGTGCCCGCGCAGCATCGGGAAGGTCTCGGCCAGTTCTCCGAGCCACTGCTCGGGTAGGTGTGTGAGTGTGACCACCAGCATCGGTAGCGCCTCGGGATCGCGCGCCGTGAGCAGTCCCGAGAAGCTCTTGCCGAGTCCCACGTCGTCTGTGAGCAGAAGCCTGCCGGTCGTGAGCACCACATCGGATGCCACGAGCTGGTAGTCACGCGGCTCCCGGACCGGTTCCATCATCCCTTCGAGATGTGGCCGCTCTCCCGACAGTATCGCGCGCACCGCGACCTCTGAACGGATGTGCGCTGCTGCGCTGGCCTCGAGCCGCGCTCTGTCCTCCTCGCTCATCTCCATGGGGTAGCGCTCGAGTATCCACGCCAGGTCGCGGCACACCTCCCGTGTGTCGCGCACGGTGATCTTTCCCGTGCGGTAGGTGTGGACGCGCGGGAGCAGTCGCTTGAGCCGGATCATGACGTCCGGGCGGGCCTCGATCTCCCACACCGGTGTCTTCTCGGCATCGTGCCACCCCTCGCGATACGTGATCGTCCCGTTCACAGACATATCAGGCTCACGGTCTCTAGCGGCTTGCCGCCGATCGCGTCAGGCATCATGTGGCGGGCCCGGTTCGTCACGAGGATGAGCGCCTCGATCTCATCGTGTGCCGCATAGCGCTCGAGTTGCCCCAACACGTCGCGCTGTCTGCCCGCGACCTTGACCTCGATGCCGACGCCCTGTGCCAGCAGGTCGATACGGTCTCGCGGGCTCAGAATGACCTCCCGGACCGCTGGGATGCCTGCGCGCTCGAGCGCCTCGGCGATCTGCTCCTGGAGCTCTGTTTCGTTCGCGTATCGGTACGAGTACGCTCGGATGGCGATGGCGATGGTGAGCAGCGCTGTCACGACACCGGCCCCGGACGCAGGGTCCCGCCCGCCTCCCCCTCGACCAACCCGCGCTTGCGCAGCCGGACCAGGTGCTCGTGAACGGTCGAGATTGAGAGCCCCGTGTGCTCGCACAGGCTCCGTGTCGTCACCCGTCCGTCGCGCATGTACACCACCGCCAGCGCGTGAAGTATCCGCATCCTCGCGGGGGTGAACATCACACCTCCACCGTTGCGGCGGTTCGCTGCGCAGTGCTTGCACTCTCGGGCTCTGGGGTCCATCAGGTGTGTGCAGCCTTCGTTGGGGCATGGGATGTATCGCACGGGTCCTCCTTCGGTCAGAACAGGGTCAGGTGCTGGTCGCTGAACAGCTCGTTGCTCATGTGCGCCACGTCGACCCACGTGATGGTCAGGGCTCTGTCTCCCGCTACGATCCGAAGTCCTTTGCTGCGGTACGTGTCGACGAATGCCACGGTGCCGTCTTCGAGTATCCAGGTCGAACCGCCGACACCGTACTCGCGTTTGACGGCCGCTGCGTCGCATGCGCCTTCCGCACATAGGCGCCTGATCCTCTCGTGGTAGCCCTGGACGCATGAGCCCCGGGTCTCGAGGTCCATCAGAACATCGCCTCCTGCTGGGGTGTGCGCGAACATGGGGCTCCCCACTCGACCAAAGCACCCACACTCGCGTCATGGCAGCACGGCGGCAGTTCGACGCGGCGGGGATGACCGGTATGCGTGCAGTAGGCCCGAGTGCAGAGCCGATCGGTGCGCGACGGGAAGTCACCCGAGAAGTCTTCGGGAGGGCGCAGGAAGAACAGCGTCGAGCCCGACACGTGCAGCGACGAGCAATCCCAGGTGCAGCGCTTCATAGCGTGATCCCCCGAGATCCGCGACCGGTCCGCCTGCCGGTGGACTTCTTGCGCTTCCTTTGTCCCCTGCGGTTGGCGCACCGGGCTTTCAGTACCTCACCTCTGTTGATGCTGCGAGTGATCCCGGCCTGCTCGAACCTGTTGCACGCCACCCTCTGCCCGGGAGTCGATCGGAACAACCGAAGCATCTTGCGGGCCGTCTGCGCCTCCACCTGTGTCTCATCCCATTGGAGGGCGCCCCGGTATCCGAGCCTCTCCGCTATCCAGGCCTGAGACCACCCCCGGCACATCATGTCGGCGACCATCTCCCACACGGGTAGCGCGTCCACGAGCTGTCTTGGGCGCTCCGCGTCGAAGCGCACCGCGAGGAGCTTGTCGGATGTCGTCTTGCGGATCTGCTCAGGCGGCGGGGTTCCTCGCTCAGACCTTCCAGCGACGAGCACGTAGACCGTCTTCGGATTGACGCCCGCCTTCTCGGCGATGCGCTTGTACCCCATCCCGTGCGACATCAGTTTCGCGACGTGCTCGCGGGCCGCCGTGGCCGCTACGTTGCCCGCCTTCCCGTACGCCTTGAGCTTCCTGCGGCCCGACTCATACGCGTTGTTGGCCGCGCGGCATCTATCGCAGTGGCAACCCTCGAGGATGTACTTGCGCCGGTCTCCGTGCGGGTAGGTACCCCGCTTGGCTCCCACCTTGTGTGTCTGCCGCTTATCCGTGAGCGTCACCCAGGCCACCGGCACGCGCTCACGGTGGAATCCGATCTCCCGGGCAATCGCCTCCCGGGCTTTGGCCCGCGCGCGTATCTCGCTCGTCTCGTTGACCTGCGTGGTGTGGCGCTTGGGAGTCTTGCGCCCCTTGACCGGGACCTTCGCGAGGTATGTGAAGACGTAGTGAGTGCGTCTCATCACACCCGCCGCCAGTTCCCATACGGCGCGATGATCGTCCGCCCGTCGTCGAGTCTGACACCGGTGTTTCGCGGCCCCGGCCCCACACCTTGCGCGAGCTTCACGCCTTCGAGCCCGTAGAGCGGGTGTGAGTGGTCGCGGTTCACGTAGCGCAAGCGGATAGGATCAGCTTGCCGTGGACTATCCGCCCCATCTCCCCGAACCCGATCGGGGTCGCGCCCAGCTCCACCGCGTGCTTGCGCTTGCGAGCGCTCAGATCGTAGTGCTCCTTGTACGTCCCCGCGTCTTGGAGCCAGTCGGGCTTGAGCCGCAGCTCCCTCGCGATCTGCTCCAGCTCCTCGGATGTGTCCGCGATCAGGTGACACCACTTCCGATTGCCCCTGTGCGTCGTCATGCCGTCGACGTATACCATGCTCCCCCCTCACTCGCCGGCCTCCTCTACGGTGACCGTCCATCGCTTCGGCAGTTTCTTGAGCAGTGTGTCTGGGGTCCTCTTGTCGTTCGCCGGGACTCTCAGCTCCTGGCCGTCTTGCAGCGCGAGCACGAGTTCCTTGACGAGCGTCTCCCCGCCCTCGACCCGGATGCTCACGCCGCACAGTGTCGCTTTGATCCTCATGCCAGGCCCTTGAGGTTTCCGGGCAGCTGCATGGCCGTGATCAGCGTGGTCTCTGCGAAGCACCACACCGCTCCTTGGTGGACGCGCAGGTGCGTGGCCTTCTCCCGTGCCAGGTACACCCCGTCCAGGTAGCGCTTCATCCTCCCGGTGTAGTCCCCGTGGCACTTGCCGTCTCGATACGCCCGCTCAGCGGCTGTCTGGTGCGATCGCTTGGGGAGTCCGAGGCGCTCGTGGATGCGCTTGTGGGCGTGGCGGGTGACGGTGATCATCCCGGCATCTTCCATACCGGTCCCCACTCGCGGAAGTCCTCGATGTGCGCTTGCGCCAGCTCACGCATCGCGACGCGGTTCTCCTCGACCTGGTCGCGGTATGGCTTGTGCTGCTCGATCCTCTCGGCGATCAGCGCGTTGCGCTCGGAGATCGATTCGTCGAGAGCGGCCATCGGGTAGACGGTGCCGCACACGGGGCAGATCATGCCCGAAATCTCAACGCCGTCAGCTAGCCGCTCTCTGCGCACGGAGGTCTCGAGGTCGAACTTCTTGCGGCAGTTGTCGCAGTCGATGAGCATTGCGATCCTCCTTCGGTAGTCCGGTCACGTCCGATGGTGCCATAGCACATGGACGCTGTCAACGAGGAAAGGCCCGGACCTGCGCACCGCTTCCAACACGGATGACCAGTCCGCTACCCCAAGGGGCCGAAGGAGGAGGGCGCTGCAGGTACCGGAGCCTCGATACACGATACCACCTGCGTGCGACAATGCCGAAGGGCCGCCCGGGCGAACCCGGACGACCCCTCTCCTGCGTCCCCACGGCAGGCACCCTACTCAAGGATAGCCCACCGCTATTTGAGTGCCGGTGGCTGGCGGGTGTCATCCACGATAGCGAGTGCCTCGTCGATGCGGCGCCACAGCTCCGGCCACTCGTGGCGATGCCGTGCCATGATCGCGCGGTGGTACTCCGGGTTGAGCCCTGCGTTCGTGACCGCTGCGTGGATCCCCTCGATCGCTTCGAGGCATCGGTCTCCCACAGGTCCGCTCATAACTCCATCTCCGGACACGTCTTGCGGTACGGGCAGATACGGCACTCCATAGGCTCACCTGTCAGCTTGTGCGCCTCTGCTGTGGCCCGACCCATCATCCGGCTACCTGGCATGCCAGCGGGGGCAAGGTCGCAGCCCACGCAGCGCTCCGTGAACACGCGGACCTTCCCGAGCGCACACGTGCTCATCGCGCTTCCTCGATCGCTTCCTTGAGTACGCTGTCGGCGTCCCCCTCTGTCAGCTCCGCCACCTTCTCGGCGAGAGCCCGTCCTGCCACCAGTGTCATCACGTCGGCCCCGGTGACGAGCTGTATCCCGTATGCGCTGAATCGCGGGATGCTCACCTCCGGATCCCACGCTTCGATCTCCTCGCCGTCCGGGTCGAGCACGGCGACGGACATATCCGCGTCCCCGCCCTCCTCGATCAACTCGAGGATCCTGCGTGCCAGTGTGCTCGCCTTCATTTGCCCTCCCTGGTCTCGCGCAGCACATCACGCACCGCGCTCCGGACGTCTGACTCGCTGATGCTCGACCGCCGAAGCACCCAGAGTGCAAGCAGCCACCACACGCTCATATCCCCGACCCTGTTGAGGAACTCGGCGATCGTCATCTCACTGCTCCCGGATGAATAGATGCGCCCCGAGCGCGATGAGCGCCAGCGCGTCGGCCATATCCTCGAGCACATCATCCGCGGGCGCGCCCTCGCGGATCCACCGGGCGGATTGGGCGTTGTCGATAGCGCGGTCGAGCATCTCGTCCACACTCTTGCCCTCCATCGTCCAGCCGTCGCGCTGCTTCTCCGCCATCCGCCTCTCAGCCAGCTCGAGGATCGGCACCATGAACGGCCGGACCTGTACTCCGATACGCGCGTCTGTGTTGACGAGGTCTCCGTCCCAATCGATCGGGTCTATGTTCATCTCACTCCCACCCTCCCGTGCTTGTTGCGCTTACGGTTGGTGCTGCCGCCCATCCCGCCGGCGGGTTGCCCGCCTATCCACGGCCCTGGCTGGTTCCGAAGCGACCGCGCCACCGCCTTGAGCATCCGGCGCTCTTTGCGCTCCCAGTCACGCGAGATGCGAATGCTCGCGGCTAGTCTGGCGACTGGGGCGAGTGCGGCGGCCATGCTGCGACAGAAGCGCTTGACGGCTTCGCCCGCCTTCTCCATCGAAGCGATCATCTGCTCGTAGCTCATGAGCCCCATCCTCCCCCGGCCACCGGGCGGTCGCGGTGCTCGACGCCGTCGAGTAGGTGTCCCGCTGCCTTCTTGCCTACGCAGCGCACCAAGACGGCCGTATCATCCGGCGTCCCCGTGTAGTTGGACCACCTGTACTCCTCGTCGCTTTCGACGGCGCACGTGCCCGGCTCGCCATTCGTGCAGATGTAGTGGTCCCACGGACCGCTCTCGTCGATCGTCCCATTCGACTCCTTGAAGTAAGGGTCGAAGTCATCCCACGTCCAAGCGCCTCTCTGCTTGAACATGAACGGCACGCCCGCAGCCGCGCACTGATCACGAACGGAGCGTGCCCACTCTGGGTGTATCGGTCTTGCGTTCGGGCCTGACTCGCCGCCCACGATCACCCAGTCAAGGGTCTTGGCTTGGCCGTGCCACTGCCCTGGGATCCCGTAGCGTCCCGTCAACACGTCCAGCGTCCAGGGGCCCGTGCCGTGCCCAGGCGGGTTGTACGTCAGCCCCATCAGGTCCACCGGTGCCAGTAGCGGTTCCATGGACACGAACCGGACGGCCGCCGGCGTCTGAAGCAGGATCGGAATACGCTTGTCCGCCTGCTCCTGATTCTCTGCCGTCACACCGAGCCACACGTTCGGCAGAGGGCGGTTGTAGTTCGTCGTGGCGACGTGACCGTGGAGCGCGTTGACCGCGGTCAGGTGGCGCTGCCAGCCCTCATCGGTATGCGCCGCGAGGAAGTACTCGCGCATCGCCTGGGCTCGCTTGGTGAGGAACACGAACGTGTGCTGCGGGCAGACTGTGGCCAGCGCCATGAGTTGGTCGATGTGGCCGTCAGGCACCTGCTCGTGGAACGTGTCGGCCAGGAAGTTCACGCCGATCACTCTGCCCCGGCGCTTGCGTCTGACCGCCTCGATGCGCTTCTCGGCGTCTGGGTGGACAGCCACCATCCCGCTCCACTCGTATGGCCCGTGCTCATTCCAGTAGGTGTCGTGACTGATCGCCGCGCATTGGAGCTCTGCGACCTCATGCCTCGAGATGAACGACAGTCGGCGTGTGGTCCTGATCGCGTAACAGTGGTTACACGCGGGAGAGACCTTAGAGCAACCGATCAGGGTGTTGAGCGTGTCGTCCAGGTAGTCGATTCGCGTGTTGTCGCTCACTCCACACCCCCCAGCGCATCGACATCGATCATCCCGCGCATAGCCGCCTCGAGTCGGCAGTCCAGCCGCCACAGCCTCTGGGCACCCGCGCACACGATCGGCTCTGCGAGCAGCGTCACGTTCACGATCTCGAAGCCGAACCGCCCGCGGTGGAAGTCCCCGAGTCGTACCTCGATCTGGTCGCGCTCGAGCATGCTTCCCTCTTCTGAGCGCGCGAACATCTCCTCGACGATGTCCTCGGTCTTGACGCAGCGCTTCATCCACCCGACCCCGACGATCGCCCCGAGCGGAAGGCCCGCAAGCTCTCCTCGCGGGTACTTGTCCGGTGCGAACCCGTGCCGCTCGAGCAGGTCGCAGAAGCCGGAGCGCTCGGCGATCATCTGGACCTCCTTGCGGAAGTCCCGCCCCGCGTGTATCGCGATGGGCCCGGTGTAGCGGGTGGCCCACGGGCGGGTCTCGAATCGCTTCTCGCCTGTCGCGAGCAATGTGGCCCACGGCTGCCATATCGTGATGGCCCTGATCGCGTCTTGGATGTCTGTCACGCTGTCCTCCTTCATTGCGGTCCTTGCAGCCGGCGCGCGAGCAGCGCCAGTGCCTCTCCGATGCCGTCCTTGTCCTCATGCTTGACCTTGCTCCACCGCAGCGCTAGATCGTCCGCCGCGTCGATCACGTCGCTTCGCCATGCTGCGATGAAGTCCACGGCCTCAGTCCTCTGGTCGCTGTCCCCGGCCAGTATCGCGCCGACCGCCTCATCGAACCCCATCGGCTCCTCCTCTCAGGGCGGCCCGCTCGACGCCCCGCTCTATGGCTGTGTCGAACTCCGACCAGTCCCCGGTCTCGCGTGCGTGCTTGGCTCCCTCGATCACACGGCGGATGTCCCCGGTGGCGATGGTCACGTCGATGAGCTCGTCGAGAGCCACGATGGCGACCTCGCGGATGCGCTCCTTCTTCGTGCGCTGCGTCTTGACCTCCAGCAGGAGGAAGACCAGGCCGAGGATGTTCACTCCCCGCTCCCTTCTGCTTGAGCGAGGAAGTCCCGCCATGCTTGGTATCCGAAACTGCCGATTCCGTGCGTCGGCTTGAATGCGTACTTGCCTCTCCCGCCCGGCCTCAATGCACTTGCCGCTAGGATGTGGCACGCTTTATCCCGCTCCCGCTCTGCCTTCTCACGGGCGGTGCGTTCGGCTTCGAGGGCGTCGGCTATCTCCTCATCGACATCGAACGTGCTGACCGCCGCATTCCATCCGTCCATCCGGCCCGAGGTATAACCCTCGGTCAGCTTCAAGTCGCGCACCTCGGCTTCCAGCTCCGCTATCCGGGCGGCTTGGGAACGGATGAACGTCCGCAGTCTTTCGTCAGCCAGCATTTGCTTGTCGCCAGCCCCGCGATGAATCGACAGCTCTCGTAGCGCCGCTTCCGCGTCAGGCAGTGACTTCATCAGCGCCGCCTCTACCTCATCGGCAGGAACTATCAATCCACTATCAATCAAGTTGCAGTCTGATACTTCGCACTGTGCCGTACCGTGCTGTGCGGTGTCGTGGAAGGGGTCGGGACACGGGAGATAGTGGGCGGGGCCGGGGTCAGTCGCGCAATCCGTGTAATCGCGCACCGCAGGGTCGTTGCTCCCGCATGTCGGGCATCGGTACGGTGTGTCGCTCACTGTCCCTCTCCTTCCACCGTTATTCCTTCGAGGGCGGGATGGTCGCCCCCGGGGGTGATGCTAGTGGCAGTACCCGTCGCAGGCTTCGCCTTCGTCTGCGTACCGGAATGCGATGATGTAGCGCATGGGTCGCTCCTAACGTCGATGATGTAGATGGGTGCGATGATGCCACAACCCTCGCAAGTCACGGCCAGCGCCTGTTCAGTGGCCGAATACTCCTCCGTTGAGAACAGGCATCGTTTGACGCGACCATCCCACGTCAGATAGAGCCTCGGAGGTTGATGCCGCCACTTCTCAGTCTCTGCCCGGAACTCCAACGGAAACGCCGTGCGGTTGATAATGCCCCGCTCGGATTGCGGGATTCCCGACGCGAACTTCTCGCCCCAAAGGGCGGTCATGCGAAACGCCTGTTCGCCCACCGTGTTCGACAGCACGGTGCCAATGTAACCGTCCATCGTCTCTAAAAGGGGTTCCGTGAGTTCGTCCAAGATGAACATGTGGGATGTCGCCGGTGCGTCGATCTGCTTGAGAACCGCCGTTGGAAGTAGCCCTAGTCCTCGTTTGTAGCAGACCACAAGGCGGTCAATGCCTCTTGTGACCGCCTGAATATCGCCGGAGTGGTCGCCAAGGGCGTGGCCGTCAACGTTCAGATGCACGCTCCTCCCGTGGACGTGAATGATATCAAGCAAGGCGGAGAGCTGAGGATGGTACAGCGACTCACCAAGACCATAGGCCATGACTGCATTGTGTAGCAGCGGTAGTCCCGATATCCGTGTCATTATTTCATGCAGCGTTTGTTCTGACATGAAAGACATTTCACCGTCCTGTGGACAGGTTCGCCCCCACGACAGACACTTTCTGTTTTGGCACCCGCGCACTAGTTCCACGTTCACCATCGCCAAGCTCATGCCGTCTCTCCTTCCATGATGCGGGATGCGTGGTAGGCGGTGCAGGTGTGGCGGTAGAGCCACGTGTCCTCCTTGAAGTGCTCGGCCTTGCGGTCGGGGTCGCTGCACCCGATGAACACGCGAACACCCTCCTTCCGCTCGGTGCGGTACTCGCATGGCTGCGAAGCGTAGTCGTTGCCGTTGTCACAAGGCAGCTGCATCGGAACCCCCTTCGAGTCCGGCGAGGAAGTCCCGCGCGGCCTTCTCGGTGTATAACGCGGGTTCGTTCACGAGGTCACGCAGCGCCTTGACCGCGCCGTTGCGCTCCGCTTCCAGTGCCTCTAGGCGAGCAGCGCTTTGTTGCAGCGCATCGCGGGCCTCGTCGGTGAAGAAGTATGCGTTCGTGTCGGTCGTGATGTCGGCGCGATGTTGCAGCCAGGCCACCAGTTCCGCTGTCGTCCGTGTGTCCATCACTCATCGCCTCCCAAGCGCGGCATCACGGATATGTCGATGTACACCGCGTCACCAGCGCAGTTGTCCAGCACGAGCGCATAGGACAGCCGCCCGTGTGGGTTCTTCTTGGGTTGCTGATGGCGGTAGTAGCCGCCTGTGGCTTGTGCCAGCCCGCGCATCAAGCGGTCGGCGCTGGTGGCATCTTCTGTCCACGGCACCGCCACCACATCCATGTCGCGCTTCAGCGACCCGTGCAGCGCCAACGCATACCCGCAATCGCGCGCAACGCCGATGAGAGTCACATGCACAGTTGCGTAGAACGCTGGCTTGGCCCGCTTCACTTCTCATCGCCTCCCAGGGCGGTACGGAGGGCGGCGGCTGCTTCTGCGTGCTTGTCCTCGGCCTCGAACTTGGCTCGCAGGTAGTCGTCTACCTCGTCGTTAGTCTTACTCAGGTTCCGCTGTGCCCGCTCCCATGCGCGGGTTGCCGGGAGTATGGCGAGGAACGCTTCCTGCTCTGCCTTCGCCGCTGCCTCTATCGCACGGAGACGGGCGAGGTCGGATGCTTCGATGAGTGTGCCGTCGGCTATGCCGTTGCATCGCAAGCGCAAGCCTGCCATATCCTGACCGACTGAGAACTCCAGGTCGTCCACTGCTGCAAGGAGCGCCGCCTGGCTCACGGGGTGGTTGATGAACTCCCGTAGCCGCTCGAAGTTGCGTTGGGTGTCATATCGCCAGTCAGGTGTAGCCGCCTCATGCCGTTCGCGTAAGCTCATGGTGTGGAGGTCACTCATCGCCCATCCACCTCCCGAATATCATCACGAACAACATGGCTGCGATTGAATACGCGGCCCACAACGCATCGGCCAGCCGCACCGGAAAAGACTTTCGGGTGTGGAGGTCACTCATCGGACTCGTACTCCTCGGGTTCGGCGTTCCGGCACGGCTCGTCAGGATCGGCCCACCCTCGGCACTGTTCGCTATCGTGGTTCGGCCCGTAGTCGCAGCGCTCGCACAGCGGGTCCGATACCTCGCGCGGGATCGGGTCACTCACTTCGGCACCTCCGGCACCTCTCTCGCCAGACGCTCAGTACGAGCCTGGGCCTCGACGGTCCCGATCGTCCCCACCGGTTCGTATCCCGCCATGAACGCGGGCTCCTCGACTCCCGTGAGGTCGACCGTCTTGCGCACGGAGTCGCGATCCCGGTGGGCGATCGCATCGCTGCGCCGGGCAGACAACCGGTCCCCAACGCTGGGGCCGGTCAGGTTGCCGAGGGTGGCGAGCTCTGACGCTGCCTCCGTGAGCGCTACAGTGCGTGCTCCCAGATGCCCCTCGCTGCGATAGCCGTCGAGCAAGCGGATGCGCCCTCGCACGACAAGCACGCGCCCGCCTTCGAACACGATGCCGATCTCATCGCCGGGCAGGTTCACCAGCCCGCGGAACGCTGCGTCTCGCAGCTCCCGGTTCGTGTGCGCGAGGCCGGTTGAGTTCATCACAGCACCTCCGTCAAAACGCGCCAGTCCTTGAAGGCTATACCCTCGAATGCGAGTTCGACCGGGATGCCCTTGAGCTGGCTTACGTGGGCTATCTTCGCGCTGTGTAGGAGCTCATTGACCTTGCGCACGGTGCTGGCGAACGATGCGTCTCTGTCGGCCTCATCCCACTCCGTGTGGTCATCCGGTTTGATGTCGGTGGACCACCCGCCGACGAAAGTGCCGACTCCCCACCCATCACCCTCGAACGCGATGCTCAGTCCGAACTGCGCGTCCTGGTAGCCTCCATAGCCGAACTCAGCAGAGGCGATGCGCCCAAGGCGTTTGTCTTCATCCATAAGATCCTCCTTCGGTTGGTCGGTCGTGGTCATCTTACTATTGACACGGTCAATGCGCTACCATCGCAGCGCTTTCTCTGTGACCGTCTCCCCGTCGAAGGTCAGCAGCACGCCTTGGAGCGTGTCGCGTCTGATCGCGAGCGTCTTGTCGCCGCACCGGTCGATGCCCTCCGATCCCTGGTGGCATGAGTGGCACAGCTCGAAGGTCGGACCTCCCTGCTTGCGCCCGCCCATCCCCCCGCGCCATGCGTGAGCGCCTTCGAGACGGAAGGCCGGGGGGCCGGGGGGTTCACC